GTGCTCCATTTTGTATATTTTAGAATTTCTTTAAATTTAGCACTGTTGATTGCTTCAACTATTTTATCACCTTCTTCTTTACTATTTATTTTTAACCCATAACATATTTGGCTCATTCCATACTCACCCTTAAAATCATTATACGGATATTGAAACTCACCAAATGATAATATTACTTTTGATACTCCAAAATGTCCTTTATCTTCACTTGAATATACAAAACCTAATCCATCTTTTTTTGTCATATTATGAACTACTGGTAAATTATTCTTTTCTGTTTTTGTTTTTGTGTTATTTACATAAGGTCTTCGAGTATCATATATTGACGATGAATATAATACTTCATTTTTTCCTAATATTTGGCGTATAGTATCAAACGCACCACTTGGTAAGAAATTCCATTCGTTCAAATTTATAGAATATGTTTTACCATCTTGTCCGTCAATTATGGTTTCTTTGTAAATATTTGTATTTTTTAACACATAATAATCAACCAGTGTAGAACACCCAAATATCTTATGTCCTTCTTTTTTTGAATATGTTTTTAGGTATAATAATTGTTTTTTACCAAGAACTTCCCATAAATAGTGTTCTGGTTTTCTCCAAGATGGCGGATGTATAAATACTAAATATTTTTTGTCATCAACCCATTCATTTAATGATTTAACCACAAACAAATCCCACAAACTTCTTCCCCCATATCCGCCTTTTAATACTCCGTCTTTTGATTTATTATACGGCGGATTACCCATCACCACGTCGAACTTATCTACTCCAAACTCTTTTTTCACGTCCATTTTCAAAGTATCTCCTTCGTAAATATTCAACTTGTATTTGTCTCCACAAAATATTTTCTTATAAATAAATACATTCTTCGGTGTAAGTTCTGATGCATATATCATCTCTTCTAGAATATGTTGTCTTCTCTCTTCTTCATTGGGTATTTGTAATCCTTTCATCAATCGTTGATACACCACCACAGGGAAATTGCCTATACCGACGGCAGGATCGAACCACTTCAATCCAACTTCCGAAAATATACTTTTTCCGTGTTCTTTTACATAGACTTCGTCCAATTGGTCTAACATTTCATGTACCAAAAACAGAGGTGTAAAGACTTCGCCATTTTCTTTTTTTTCTTTTTCTTTTGGTTTCAATTCGCCGTTAATAAAATCTAATAATTTATCAGGTTCATGGATGGTATAATATTGTTTCTTTTGTGACATAATTATTTTATTCACTTTTAGTTTATCGTATGAACTATCCATTGCATCCAAAACATCTTCAATGACATTTTCAGGATAAGGTTCATCCGCATTTCCTGAGAGACGACCATTTAATATTTTCAAAAACATCTCTTTTGTTTCTTCCTCTTGATAAACTGAACTTTTTAGAACATCAATATCATCTATTAGTGTAATTTGTGCGTTTGAATTGGAACTATCAGTTAAAATACATTCTGCACCTTTATCCACATAAAGTGTAAAAATGTTTAATAAAGATATAAACTCACTTATTATCTCACTCGCAGTTTCAATTAAATTAATTTCTTTTTCTTTAATTCCTTTTTTATCTTTTTTTGTTGTTTTCCCTGTCTTTTCTTTTTTTTTTCCTGGTTCCATCATTTCCTCCTCTTTTCTACCTATTTCATCTTTTGTTTTTTTACCTTTTTCTATATTTATTCGCTCAAATGCTTTTGTTAATGCTTCTAATTTTGTCATATCAAATGTAAATTTACCAATAGTTTTTTTAATATTTTCAACATTTATATCCCATGATGCATATAATTTATTAAATAAATCTTTTACAAAATCATTTCTGCCTTTTTCATCATCACCATATTTATCGTATAATACATCTTCGTCAATATTTATTAAATCTGTAATTTCACGATATTGTTGTATATCATCTGCGTCTTTTTTTTTACTAATATTAGCACTAAATAAACTGACATTTGTTAATGCTCTTTGTGGGTTCATATCCACCATAAATCCAAATTTTTTTTCATCACAATATTCTTTGGGTTTACATGGTGGACCATCAACCTCCGTCATAGACCTAAAAAGCATTTGAAAAATAGCATCGGCGCTTGAAATAGAATTCCATAATGTCACTATATCAACATTGCGGAGAGAAATACCTAATTGCAATCGTTGTCCTGCCAAAATGATTAAATTGTCTTTCTTTATTTCACCATCTTTTATCGCCTTTTCTACTTTTTCTATATCAGTTTTTATGTTATGTGGATTACCCATATAAGTAACTTCATTCATGGTTCGTCCTTTTTTTGTTTTATCTTCAATATCAACGGCTATAAAAAAATGATAATTTCGTTTAACATCGTTGAACTCATTTGAATTCGTTAATAAATTAACTAATGCTTTTGTTTTATTTTTAATTTTACCATTCCCTAGTGGTAAAAACCATAATTGCGTTGTTTTATGTTGTGGTTGCAAAGTCCTACATTTATTTAAACAACTATTACGGATACGTGGTAATATACCTCTTTGTCTATAAAAGGACTGTTTCTCATAATTTTCATGTTTATCTGGATAACCAAAATAATAACGCATCATTTCTTTTATTTGTTCTTCGTTTGCGAAATTATCACTATCGCCAATGGTAGCAAATAATTTGTTCATGTCCCAACCAAACTCAGTACCTCCTATTTTTAATTTTTCAATATTCAAAAACTCTTTATCCCACACGGATGTAATTAAATATGGTTTGGGAAAAATTTCGTACTCTTTTTTAAATTTATCAATTAGTGATAATCCTGTTTTATCTCCAAAATATTCTAATGCTTTTACGTAAATATCGTGTCCAAATTGTTTTTGTATAGCATTAACATTTATAGTTTCTTCATTTAATGTTTGCATTATATGAATATCATTCATATCCCACGTAAGTTTACATTCTGCTTTAACACCATATGCTTGTAATGGTTTATTATAGGTTGCGGTAACATATATCTTGGTTGTGTTTGAAATGGCACTATCCAATACCTTTACAATTTGTTGTGCTTTTTCTGTGCTCATTCCAAAATGTGCTTCATCTAAAAACATTATATCTATATCGGGATTTGCGTCAAATAATTGGATTACCCGTTTTTTAATTGTTTTTATATCTTTATCATTTTCGTCTTCCACTTCCACTTCGTCTTCCTCTTCGTCTTCCACTTCCACTTCCACTTCGTCTTCCACTTCGTCTTCCACTTCGTCTTCCACTTCGTCTTCCACTTCGTGTTCTTCGTCATCTTTCGCTAATATTTTTTCAGCATTGCTTCCAGCCGTCCATCCTAGTTTTTGTTTTGATATTATTATAACACAATGTTTATCTTTATTTTTACAAACTTGTTTTGATTTAACACCATCTTTATATGTAACAACATCTATTCCTTCAAACTCAATATATTTATTAAAAATAGTTTCATATTCGCCAAATGTTTCATTTGGTGCAGGGGTGATTAATAAAAATTTTACTTTTTTTCCTGGATGTATTTCTTCTTGTATTTTTATATATTCAAGTATGGTTCCTGCCATTATATATGATTTTCCAGATCGTGGAATTGCTCCAACTAATATGTTTTTTTCTTCATCTCCAATTAATTTGTTTATTTTTAATATAAACAATTCTTGATGAAATCTTGGTATAAACATGTCTTTCAATACATTCAAATATTCTGTTTTAAAATTAGAAACCTCTCCGTGCTGGTGCGTTGTCATCGCATCTGTATCATCTAAATAATTATAATGTTCTAATATTTTTTTAAGTTTAAAAAAAGATTCTTGTAGATCATGTAAGTCATAAATATGTTCGTAATTACCTCCTGGGTTGATATAGTTAATTAGAATATTACTTGACTTGTGTTGTGCTTTAAACTTGTCAATTGCACCTTGTTTATCTTTAACGAAAATATATAATTTTATTATTCTGTTTGGTTTTTCGTGTGCTCTTATCAAGCTACATATTTTTCCAATATCATAATCCCCAATTGGTCTTTCTTTTTTGAAATATTTTACAGATACAAAAAATAATGTTTCATCACCAATTGTATTACCATCCGCATCATAAGGTTGATTTAAAAAGGTTATATCCGAATATCCGCCAGCACTTCCACTTTTAACTTTGCCGTTCAAGTATCCTTCTAATTCATTTTCATTCCAACAATTTAGTTTAAATTTTATATCATCTTTACCCATATTATTTGGATTTTCCTTAATAATGTGGGATGTTTGTAATTTCGTTTCGTCAGGTCTATTTTGTTTGATCGTAGGTAAAGTGAAATCGGTTGCACCAAACTTAATACATAAATCCCATAAGCGTTCATAATAAAACCCCTGTGAAGAATTGTCATCATCATCCTCATCCTCAGAATGGTCATCAAGAACACTGTATTTTTTAATCTTTTTAATCGTGTCTAAATAGTCTTTAACATTATTATGATCTTTTATATCATTTTGAATAAACTCTAGTATATTTTCCTTAAAAGTGAATATGACTTTTGTATCATTTTCTTGTAAAGGGACGCTCATATGTTATAAAAGTATTTAAAGTTTATTGAAAAATTGAAATACTTGTTTATGTTATAAACAAGTCTATACACTATACAAGACTATGAACCGTCACGAAAACGGAACGCTTTGCTATGAAGGGCAATGTGAAAAGAATATGCCACATGGTTATTGCGAAGACGGAACTTACGAGGGTCCATGGGGACCTAATTTGTCTGACGGAGAAGGTAAATTATTTAGTGAAGACGGGATGCTTTGTTATCAAGGGCAATTGAAAAAGGATATGCCACATGGTTATGGCAAATCATATTACGAAGACGGAGCACTTTATTACGAGGGTCAATGGGAACATAATTTGTCTCACGGAGAAGGTAAATTATTTAGTGAAGATGGAACCCTTCAATACACCGGACAATGGAAAAAGGATATGCGTCACGGACACGGAAAACTGTTTCGCAAAGATGGAAGTATTCTGTACGAAGGACAATGGAAAAACAATATGTTTCACGGACAAGGCAAACGGTATTACGAAGAAGGAACACTTCAATATCACGGACAATGGGAAAAGGATATGTATCATGGACAAGGTAAATATTATCGTGAAGATGGAACCCTTCAATACAACGGACAATGGAAAAAGGATATGTTCCAAGGTTAAACCTTATGTACATTTACCCAAGCATTACTAGAACATTCTTTTCAAGGTAAGATATAAGCAATCGTTTATGACGATATTTTAGTCACGTCTGTATTAAAATGAGATGATTTTTTTCTTGAAAAATACAAAAAGGATTATTCAAGAAAATATTGCAATAAAGAAATAGTTTAAACCAAAACATGAATTCTTCCGCCATATAAACCGCAGAAAAAAATATAAGGATTTCATTATATTTTTCTATAACATTCATGCAATGTTTAAACATAGTAAAGCATTCACTTAAAAAGTATTGGATTAAATCAACGTTTTTTGCTAGATTTTTTTGATTTTTTCCGCCGTCTAGATCATTATCAACATTAAAATTAGGTTGTTCACTGTCTTGATCCGTCCTTTTTACACATCGTTCTCGTGGAGTTCCACACTCAACTCCAATTTGTCCTAAAGGACATGTGAGTCTGCCATCACAATAAGTTTGTGGTTGTACTTGAAATGGATTTATACCACGTCGCATTGAATTTATCGTCACCATCCTTATTAAGTAAATATAATTTATAATAGTTAAATTATGCATTTGAAGATGTTATTTTTTTTTTATTTTTATAGATTTCACGGTATCCCGCGCGAGTGAGGATTGTAATGTTTGTAATTCCGACAACCACATGTCTTCAATTGTCGTGGAGAATAACGTATCTTTTAAACTGGTCTTGATTTGTTTATCCTTTAATAAGGAGGATACATTTTCTTGAGTAACTGAATTCATCGGCAATTTAATCAAATAATCGTAATGGTTGTTCATCTTAGTATAATCGTTCATTGCTAACATTTGAACGACGTCTGTATTGGATTTGTTACGAAGGTCAATGGTATCCTGTAATATCTCTGTAATAAATCTTGCTTTGTTTGATAATTTACTTAAATCATGATTTAATTCTTTTAACAAATAATCTTTTCGTTTTACATATACTTCACGACGAACATTCATATAATGGTCTAGGATATCATATGGTGTATCAAATTTTTTTAGTTGCTCCTTTTCATCAAACGCATGCATGTTTGTGGTAGTTTGCGTTGTATATAAATGCAATAATTTTTCTAAACCGTTGCACTGATGTTCACACGTTGAATTTAATAAGGTTTGTATATCCGTTTCACGATAAAAGGTTATCGTAAGGTCAATGTCTTTATCCGTACACATGTCAAGATATTCTTTTATGTAGAGTTGGTCTTTGGGTTTTCCATCCCCAACCATTAATTGTTCTAAAAACATTTTATAATCATCCGTCCAGGTTCCAATGGGCAATTCATGGATACGAACCGTTTTGTGTAGAACCGTATATTGTCCTTTGATTAAATATTTGTGAGGGTCTATACGTGATACGGTTCCTTTGAATCCTTTATAATAAGGTATAAAATCAACCTTACTTGTTCTTCCATGTAGTATATCCACGATATATTGTATAATATCCATTGGGTTGAACGATGGAATATCCGTGCTAAATCCAGTACCAATCCCCTTAGACCCATTGACTAAAAGCATAGGAAGAATCGGTGCATACCATATCGGTTCTACTGGAGTATTATCGTCATCTAAATAGGTAACTACATTATCATCCGATGCCTGAAATATAAGTCGGGTCAATGAATTCAACTCTGTAAATATATACCTTTCGCTTGCCGCGTCTTTTCCGCCTTGAAGACGAGTTCCAAATTGTCCGTTTGGGTTGAGAAGATGAATGTTATTAGAACCAACAAAATCTTGTGCCATTCCAACGATGGCGCCATTTAAACTGGCTTCTCCATGATGATACGCACTATGTTCAGATACATACCCTGAGAACTGAGCCACTTTGATTTCAGTTACAAGATTTCTTTTAAAGGCGGCATATAAAATTTTCCGCAGACTGGTTTTGAGACCATCCATTACATTTGGAATAGAACGGTCACAATCATATTTTGAAAAATGTATCATTTCTTTAGTAATAAACTCTTTATATAATACGGTGTTTAAAGAGGTATTCATAAAGTCATTGCGTTCATAATGTTCAAGCCATACTTTTCTATCGTTGGAACGTTTTTTATTGAAAACCATATCAATGGCATCACGACAATCCACCTCGCAATGAAACATGACTACTTTTTGATTTTTGAAATATTCTTGGAACTCTTTTGCGGTGGACGTACCAAGTCCTTTATAATATTTAATTTTCCAGTTTGTTTCTTCATTTTGTTGTTTCCATACATCGTATTCTCCATTGTTATAAAACAATAACTCTTGATTACCTTTTTTTGCCTTTAAAATGGGCGTGTGCATAAATCCTATGAAATTGGACAAACCGATTAAACTAGACCATTCGGTATCAAACAAATTAATACATAAACCCTTGATGTGTGTTCCATCCAAGTCTTGGTCGGTTAAAAACAATACCCGTCCATACCGCAAGTGTAGTCCGATCGTATCTATGGTGTAAGATTTACCCGTTTCTAATCCAAGAATTTGTTTAATATCGGTAATTTCATGGTTACTTGTAATTGTTTTGGTAGGTGCCCCGCGCACATTCATGAGTTTTCCTTTTAATGGGTACACCCCGTAAATACGTCGGTCTTCTTTGGATAGACCAGAAACTACTCCTGCTTTGGCCGAATCTCCTTCTACAAGCAATAACGTACATTCCGAACTCTTTGCCGTACCTGCATCATTCGCATCCACCAATTTTGGGATACCCCTTATCGTTTTTGTTTTGGTTCCATCGGTTTTCTTAGATGCTTTAAGTTCCTTTATACCAGTTAAAGCACATGCGTTATCCATTACACCCATACGGGCTAATTTTTCAATAAATTTCTCACTGATTTCACAAGAAGACCCAAAATTAGATTGGGGTGTTGTCATATAATCTTTGGTTTGTGAATCAAACATTGGATTCACAATATCACATCGGATAAATAACATTAACTGTTCTTTGATGGTGGTTGCTTTTACATCTATTTTCTTTTTTTTACTTATATAATGAATCATCTTACGAACGATTTGGTTCAGAATGTAGTCTACGTGCTTGCCACCCTTTGAAGTAAATATTCCATTTACAAAGGATACTTGTGTAAATTCTTGAGCGGATGCCATACATGCCACAATTTCCCATCGGTCGTTGGTTTCATACACGCGTGTAGTTTCCTCTTTTGTACCAATGTATAAATCTACATAATGCATAAATTGTTTTACATTCAATGGTTCGCCATTTAATCTTACTGTTATTTTTTTATCGGTAATGGCCGCTATATCATATACGCGTCGTTTGAATAAAGATAACATATCTGGGGTTAAACCAGATATACCTAACCGTGTGTAATCTGGTTTAAACGATACCGTTGTATATGGTTTTTTATTACATTTTGTGATGGTTGGTTTATGAATGTGACTTAAATTCTCTGTAAATTCTTGTGTATATTTTAATCCTCGTATATGGTCTATCGTTTCAATCCTTCCCCAAGACGACCAAATCAATACTAGTTTAAATCCAAAACCATTTTTACCTCCAACAATTTTTTCTTCGGTCTTATCATAATTGGTGGATGTACGTAAATGTCCAAAAATCATTTCAGGTATCCATATACCATGTTCAGGGTGTAATTCAATGTCAATACCATTTCCATCATTCGTCATGGTGATGGTACCATCCGTGGAAATACTAAAATCTATACGTGACACGGGTATCGTATTTGGAACTTGTTTTATCACATTTTGGGATTGACGCACACTATGGTCCCGACAATTTACAACCCCTTCATCAAATAATTTATATAATCCAGGTATAATATTGAGTTCTTTGGATAGGATACGTTGACTAATATCGTCATATACATATGTATTGTAATCCGTCATTTGCATACTACCTGTATACGTATCTGGATTATCCAACACATGTTCCCTATCCGTTTTTTTTTGATATTTGGTCGTAAGTTCGCTCATGGTATTATACTATCCCTACATCTCCTTAAATAAGTTCAATTTTTATATAATCCTATTCTATGTTTACACCCCATAAAAAATATACGTGTGTTTGCAAAAACTTATACGGAATAACAAAAAATGCGAGTTTTAATGGAAATACCAATGCGATAACAGAAGCTATGTTATATTCTAATCTAGTACGCAATACTAAGGGTAAAACGGTTACAGAAAATAGGTCTTCTAAACTAAATGTATACGATAGATGGCATGGTGCTCCGAATGGGTCTGGACGTTCCATTCAAAATAAGTTTTAAATCCTTGAAGAATAACCGGTTCAATACGGCAAGTTGTTCCTAGGAAGGATTCACGAATATCTACATTTCACGTTATAATATAAAATTGAAATTGATATTATAATGTTTGTTAAATACAACATGACCGATATTATCCGTATTCCAAATATTGAAAACTATACTTGGGAAATTATAAATGGGGAACTTGTACTTACACCAAAAACACAAGTCATGGATAAAATCAATTCTCAAACGACCGTTACAACCACATCAATTTCTGTTCCGAAACTGGGAACACGGCTCACACGAACCTATGATACTAGTTGGTGTCACGTTCCGTTAAGGGAAGAATAAGACATTTTAATGATGTGATTTTCACTCCATCGCTCCTCCCAAGAATGAGTTTCGTTCTCACAGTTGATTGAAAAACTCAAACGTTGGAGTAGTATCAAACCCAGTCACACCCGTATATGTATTGATCATTGCGGTTGCACCCGTAAACATACCTATAATAGAGGTTCCTGACATTACATGCCATCCACCTATATATTGATTGAAAGCATATGCATTCCAAAACATAATAGACATATTGGTAACTTGACCAGTATCCCATGAACCTATATCTCCATTGAAAATGTTTGCACCCCGAAACATTCCCTGCATATCGGTAACTTGACCAGTATCCCATGAACCTATATCTCCATTGAAAATGTTTGCACCCCGAAACATTCTAGTCATAACGGTTACTTGACTTGTATCCCATCTACTAATGTCTATATTAAATGTGGATCGATTTAAAAATGTAGAATCCATAGAGGTTACATTGTGTGTATTCCAATCCGATATTGCGTTTTGTGTACCTGGGTCGTTGAACTGTCCAATGGAATCAAGGGTATATCCCGCAGTCGTAAGTGCTTCTTCTTGGGATGAAGTGGGGGATGTAGTGAAATAGTAAGCGATCGCAATATTAAAATCATCTGTGTTTTCCGGAGTGAATTGATTGAAAAACTCAAACGTTGGAGTAGTATCAAATCCAGTCACATCCGTATATTTAGTATTCATTGCGGTTGCACCCGAAAACATACTTGTAAGAGAGGTTCCTGACCCTACCGTCCATCCACGAATATTTTCATTGAAATCAGTTGCACCGTAAAACATTTCAGTCATATCGGTAACTTGACCAGTATCCCATCCACCTATATCTCCATTGAAAATGGTTGCACCTCGAAACATGGACTGCATATTGGTAACTTGACCAGTATCCCATGAACCTATATCTTGATCGAAAGCAGTTGCACCGTTAAACATTCCAAGCATATTTATAACATTACCTACATCCCAATTACTTATATCTCCATTAAAAATGGTTGCACCGTAAAACATTTGATACATATTGGTTACTTGACCAGTATCCCATCCACCTATATCTTGATTGAAAGCAGTTGCAGAGAAAAACATACTAGACATAGTTATAACATTACTTGTATTCCATGAACCTATATCTTGATCGAAAGCAGTTGCACCGTTAAACATTCCAAGCATATTTATAACATTACCTACATCCCAATTACTAATGTCTAAATTAAATGTGGATTGATTTACAAATGTAGAAGCCATAGAGGTTACATTGTGTGTATTCCAATCCGATATTGCGGTTTGTGTATCTTGTTCAAACTGTCCAATGGATTCAAGGGTATACCCCTTTCCTATAAGTTCGTTTTCTTGGGATGAAGTGGATGTACTGAAATAGTGAGCGATCGCAAGATTAAAATCCCTATTGCTTCCCGGAGTGAATGGAATATACTGATTTAATTTATAGTATCCTTTTTTAGCAGGAGACACTGTGCCACCTCCGCGCAACATACGAAGTGCATGTTTAACCGTGTTTTTATTCGAAGAGGCATAAGAAGAGGGTATACCCTGAAATACCCCAACCCTTGTTCTATTTGTGTCAATGGCGATACGTTTTTTTCGTTCTATAACCGTACTTGCGTCATTATAGGAATGCTTATAGGTATAGGAATGATTTGATTTTGGAAGTAGACTTCCTTGGGTCATTGTATTCGGTTTAAACGGCGAACCTCCTCTGTAATAAGTATAGCCATTGTTTCTTCCAACTGGCGTAAAGGTAGCCATTATACAACAATGAGAAAATATGTTCTCTTATATTTAATTTCTTTCGTATATATAATGCGAAAAAGAATTGACCGACAACCCGACGGTATGTATCATATTGGTGGCACCGTGTTTGAAGACTTGATTGGAACCCGCGCAAAAGTATTACATGGTACAGCCTATAAAACGAGTGGTGGATTAATCAAACATGATATTCGTGTAAATAATAAAACGGGTAGAATCGTTTCAAAAAAAAGGTCAGACGAAGCACGTAAATCTCGTCGTTTAGAAAAGGCAGGATATAAACCCAAAAAAGGTAAATTTGTGTTGATGCGTAAAACGCGTAAACATTAATGTTATACATTTGGAATGCATTGTATATGATTCAAGTATTTATATAATCGTTTAATGTCTAATTTTGTAATGTCATAAGGTTCAAACATATGGTATATTTGTTCATCTGTATACTGAGTACGAATGCGTGTAAATAATGCAAATACATCTTTTTTATCACAACCGATGGCATGACAAATGAATTGAATAAAATTATAATTATTGTATTCTGTGCTATATTTAGTAAGCACTTTTGTAAAACGAATGTCGTGTGGTTGCATGGAAGAACAATGCGTATGATATAATTTATTTGTATTGAATAATTTTACAATAGAATTCATTTCATTTAATTGCCAAATCTGGTTTTGAAAAATAATACGGTCGGTATAATCCGCAAAACAAAAATGGTCTAGAACAGAACAATATAATGGGTATGATATTTCGGTGGGGTGTTGAGAAATTAGATCTATTATATTTTCATGCCATAACATCCCTAAAATAGTTCGGTCGGATTCATTGATAGTAGACACGTGTTCTTGAAAGGACCAAGGTGCACGGAATAAACGACTTGTGATTTCTTTAGTATTCAATAATTTGGTTTTAGATTTAAAAATAGAATGCAGTTTATCGCGGTTAAATATATCTTTATATCCTCTTATATATAATTCATATACTGAATTATATTTACGTAAGTCGTTACCAATATAAAGGGTTATATCAGGAAGAATGCTTTTGTCTATATTCACCATATATTTTATAATTAAAGATTGTATTTGAGAAATTGTAGGAGTTTGTAATTCTATGAGGACACATGCTTTCATAAGTTCTTTGATTTTTTTATCTTGGTGATGATTATTAATACAAATGATTGGAATACAACTACTTAATTCATTCTGTTGTTTTTTTGTTTTTTTTTTGCGAATGAGTTTAATTAACGCAGATAAACCTCCTTTATCTCCATTGTTCATACCGTCAATTTCATCCATAATAATAGCAATGGGTTTGCGGTTGTTTTGAAATAAACTCATAATGTTATGATTGGACGTGTTGTTGGACGCAATATTTTCAATGACTATATTATTCCTAATATCACTAGAATCATATTTTATCACATCGTAATTTAATTCTTTAAGTATATTTTCAACAAAGCAAGTCTTACCTATACCGGGCTCGCCGTATACATAGGCACCACGTTTAAATGAATTATCTGTTTTTTCTTTAAATTGTGCAAGAAAATGAATCAAAGTATTCACACAAGGTTGTCGTTTTAAAATATGATTTAAATGAGATGTATCCATACGTTTATCTAGTTTATAGTCTTTATTTCAATTACGAAGTTGTATCACATGCATTTAAATTGTTGGTTACACCGTCCCAGGTTAAATTACATGTTTTTGCCCATTTGTTTTTATTACATAAACCATCTTGTCCGGTCCAATAGGTGCCAGAGAAATCCATTTTTTTTGCACAATTCGTACGACCTAATCCTTGTGAATTGATGCAGTTTGAACCATCTCCGTCAGAACGGTCCAACCAATAATCAGGACATTCTGAAATGACTGGAGGGTATTGTGAGTTGTATTTGTTTTTATTCAACATATAACCAATGATAATAAGACATATAATTAAAACGACGGTTGCTATAATCATGGTAGTCGTCTGAAAGGTCATCTATAACATATGTATTGATAATTTTTTTATCCGTTTAATATATGTCAACGAATATATCCAATGGAAGGATTGATATCATGTCTCCAAATACCAATGTCTTATTTTCAATGCAAGATAAGTTACCAGTTCAAAGTGGAAATGGATTCAGAGAGGCCATGACTGGAAATTGGTACGATACTGTTTTATCCAATGCATATTTTTCAAAACAAAACATTCAAACACTACAAAATGGGATTAGATCTGGTGTATATAAACGTTCCAACGGTGTATATTTAATAGGAGAACAAAATGAGGATGAACTTAAAGTCGTTATGAGGAGTGTATTTTTACAAAATTCAAAAAATCAACCGACTCATATTAAAGAACAAATCTCAGACTTAAATCAACTCGTATTAGATTATGCAGTCGGTCAAGTGTATGGGGAAGCAGAAGGTTATATGAAATATCAACACGACGCAAGTAATATGTATGAACCCATGGAACCTCCCATTTTGTCTAATCCTAGTGATAAACAATTGTTACTAAAACCTTGGTTTTAGCAATTCAATATAAAATTGAAGTAAAATTATATCAGAATAAACTTGAAAATACGTATCATGACTTGGAAAATGTTTCGTGATTTACAAGAATTAATCATCAAGCGATTTGGATATTTCAGTACTGCCTATTTAACGCAGCATGAAATATACATCTATCAAGAGTATCTTATTGCGGATAAATATACACGGTTGTATTCTAATGGTACCTGCCAAACTGTGGTAGAATCTATACCAAGAGCTTTATTATGTATTTTAAGTGAATGTACCCTCCGCCTGATAAAAGAAAACGACCAAAAAAATATTCCAGATGTATATTTCAACTATACGTTGAATGAATTAAAAGTAATGTGTTATAAAAACCATGTCAATTCCGTTGGTAATAAAAGGTATAAAATAAATTGGATACGTGCCTATATTCGTTGTCGGTCTTGGGGGTTCAATGTATTTGCATTAAGAAATACATTGAATGAAGATACTGTAAGATATATTTATACCTTTCTTACACCTTTGGAAATTTAAACGCCGATTTTAACTAAATATCATTATTTTCTTTTTTTATATTATATTTTATATTTCCTAAATGTTTAAAACTATTTAATAATTCTTTAAAATTAATTGTATGTAATAACATTATACATATAACAATAATAATTAAAAAATCTTCTTTTTCAAATTGAATATTTTTTTTATTATTAAAAGGAAAACATATATATATAATATATATGCATGTGAGTAAAATTAATATATCGTGAGTAATTATAAATATTGGAATATTTTTATTAAAATAATTAATAAATTTACTTAATAATAAAAGAAACATAAATAATATTTTAAAAATAAATATTATAATATGTATTTTTTTCATAATATACATATTATAATATTATAATTTTACTTCAACTAGGCGTTTATATTTCCAAAAGTGTAAACGGAATAGATACCAGACAAACGGGTTCTATCATTAAAACTGTATAGTTGGGTAGGAGACATAATATATTATGATAAAATACGATACAATCGCAAAAAGAACCGATAACAACCATGCGGGCAAAACACTTCGTGTAGTAAATCCAATACCGAATAATTTTAGCGTACCGTCTGGGTTGAATATAAACGGCGAATTAGAAATTACAATAGAACCATATAATAGTATAAATAGGGTGATCGCGAATAGAGTTATATTTTTTTTAATGGTGGAATGTATCATCCTTTAATATAGATTTATATAATATTAGCGATTGCAACGAACTACATATACTCTTCATAATCATTGTCGTTAATATTATTATCTTCCCCATTGTACTCAATCGCTAATTCTTCTTGTTCTGTAAATTCGTTGTCTTTTTGTTGCATCATTTCATCCAAGGCAAAGACATCCATTAAACCTTCGGTGACTCCATCCACACGTTTTAGTTTGGTTTCTAGTATCGCACGGTTCTCTATATCTGTTCTTTCTTGGTCGTAGGTATCTCCATCGTATTGTCTGTATCCTTTTTGCATACCCACGGACCAACGTCCAATTTTAAAGTTTTTAAACATATTTTCAATCTCACGTTCTTCTGTCGTAAGTTCTGTTAAATATTCTACAATGCCGTCCTTTTCTTTTTCTTTACTTCGTACCACTTTATCCATTAAATCCTCGTAAGATATATTCACAGACGTTTGTTCCTTGTATCCAATGGATAGAAACCCTGTAATGAGTTGAGACATTTTTTCAGACATGGATTGTTTTTCACCCATAGTCATTTCTAACAATGGTTCTATATCGCCTGTTTCTTGCCCTAGTTCTAACGCAGAAAGCAACGGGTTGGAAGGTCGTTGTACTACAGAACTATACAAGTCTTCCCTTGATACCAGACTTACCATTTGGGTGCAAACATGTAATAAATAGAATTTATATAATAAGTGTGAGGTACGACGTTCAAAAAAGGGTACATTGTCTTTGTTGAATTCATAACACATGGTATCCATAGCAAGTAATACAACCGATTGGGTTTCCGTTTGAAACACGCTCATAAACTTCTCAATGTCATTGTCATTGTAAAATGTATGTAATGGTTTAAAATGTTCCATGGTTTGGAGTTTAAGGTCGTTTTGATGTTTTTCAGAAAGGTTCCAACATGCAGGAATTCTCACATTATCGTATTTTACCTTATTTAAAATTATATTTGGGTATACTCTCACTATATTGTGAATATTATTTTTCATCACCGAAATCAAATTATACATATTCGTTTCTGGATTCAAATCTAGTAACTCTGTAATATATTTCATAAAGGATGTATGTGTTTTACTATTACTATTACGTCGTATAAAATCGGATAGCGAAGCCAACAATAAATCGTTTGTCATTGCAAGATAATTTTTTAGTTCTCTATTTACATCCTTTCCATCTGCTTTCAATACATCTAACATATGCTTTATAAATGGTTCTGGCAATGTGGTTTCATGTTCTTGTTCGTACATAATTCGGTCTATTAATTTTTGAATAGGATTGATTTCAAATGCGAACGTTTGAATTGTAAATTGATTTTTGTTGTTTATGACTTGTAGTAGTTGGTGTAACATACCAATATTATATTGCTTACCGTCCTGTTTTAACAGGGATATTTTTTCTTGAATGGTTGAATTTGCGTTAAATTTAGTTGAATTATCCATACAGATTGCTCTCAAGGCTTCGTCTAAGGGTACTGTATTACAGTACTGTAGAAAGGCTTTGTAAATAGTTTCTTCATCAAAGGTGGATAGTATGTCTGGATAGTGTATCCGTGTATCTTGGGTATCAAACAATATAGATGCCTTGGACATTTTGGATATATCATCCAATGCCTTTCTAAGGTCATCTATCAAACGGTTGGTTCGTTCAATGGTCGGGTCGATGGAATTAAAATAATCAAAGGTCGTTTGATGGTTGTCGTTACAGCATGCATTTTCTAGGTAAGGTATCCGTTGATTACTCAACAAAACGGCTTGATTCTCTTTTATATTTTTAGATACAATCGTTTGTATAGACATTTCTATGGAAAGAGCCGAAAAAATTATTTTAGAGCGAATGGTATCCATACGAGCAAACTGATTTACATGTCCTTTTTTAAGGTCCGTTATCAATTGAGCTTGATAGGCTTCTGTGATGGGTTGGGTTACAACTTTCACAGGACGTAACGGTGGAAGAAAATTATTCCATTGTAAAATGTCATTGGATACAGGTATAGGTTGTGTTTTTTGTGTCAAATCGTATTCTAGTTTAATCCGTATTCTATCTTGCATCCTATCCGTTGGTAAAATAAATGTATTTATAATCGCTTCCATCTTGGTTACAAATTTGGCGACATTCATTTTTTTTAAAGCATTCCATGGTTCCACAGAGCTTTTAATCGCATTTACAATACAGGCAATATATTCTATCCCGCTTTTATCCCCGTCACCATAGGTAGGATAACCTGCAAAAGATTTTACACAACTGGGATACGTTTTGTTTTTGTTAAATAGTGTGGTTTGGGTATTGGTTTGAATACCAATCAATACATAAGAAGTTGTCATTAAGATTAACGTTTGGTCGTATACAAATTCATAGGAATCCTTTTTTCCTTTGGAGGCCGCCACGGCTTTCTCATAATCAGTTTTAGCAGGCATCTGATTGGATAATAATTTACTCGTTTCTTTTACTACAAAGGATTGTATTATATTCCAATTAACACCAATGTATTGACATATTGCATTTCCAACTTTAGAAATCTTTTCGGTTTCTGGATTTAAATTATCTTTCTTGATAACCGTTTTTTGAATCACCGTTTGACCCAAGTCGGCTGCAAGTATCTCTCTCGAACGAATGACAAATCCTTCTTCCGTGTATCCTTCTTCCGTATTGAAATCAATGTAAGTGATTACCCAACCTGAATATTTGTCAACGATGGCTTCCCCATCACCTCCTAACGTTCCTTGTAGAGAGGCTACGCGTTGAAGTGCCTCAAAGTAATCTTCTCCGTTGATGAATACATTGGCAAGGTTGGATATAAATGTAGGTAATAGTTTTACACCGGTTACAATACAATATAACCACCATGGACTCTCCGGTTCCATAGAAGGTCTTGTATACTGGGCTACAAATTTTGTGATATCATGTTGTCGTTTAACAAAATCACTCTGGGACAATATAAGTTGTAATACATTGGAATAAGGGGATAGCTCTTCTTCTACTTCTTTTGCGTCTAATCCATACTCATATAATTTTTGGTCGTATCGTAATGTATACGTGGAATGTATACGTTGTAAATGCACCAATCTAGACTGTGCCTTCTGTGTAGCTTGATTCAAAAAAGATTGCATTTCATCCAAAGTTGGAATGACAGAATCTTCAAACTCTTTGAGGGTTGCTTTTAAAGCATTTCGTTGAAAATCTAATTTTGCACTAGACGTTGTTTTACACTTATCTTGTATGGAAATACATTTTGAAGATACGTCACAAAACATGGCATTGGTGTCTGCGTTAATATCGTCTGGAATGGTTTCATCCCGCACCCAAATATTATTTTGTCTAACATAATAATAGTATTTCATACCAACGGTATCCTCTACTATCCATACCGCATAATCTCCTTCTTTTACAGGACGATATCCCAAAATCATAGCCTCAGCTTCACGATTTGCGTTCTCTTCGGTCATGCTTGTATGTTCACGAAGTAATTGTGATAGTAGGCGTTGTTTTTCAGAGGGGTCTTCGGTAACCTCTAACTTGGAGGTATAGTCTTTTAATATATCGTAATAAGTTTTATCATATTTTGTATCGTAACGTATATTTTGTTCATTGTCCTTTAACCTATCTTCTTTTGTTTTGTATTGTTTGGACAATACTCGCGTTTGACAAGAGGCCTCCGTAGCATCTTCAACCGATGGATCCACGGTTTCAAGTTGTGTAAGTAACTCTATCGCATGGGCTGGTACCATTAAGTCAGAGTTTAATTGTGCAATGCTTGTGTGAAAATATCTAGAGTCATCTATTTCTTTGGTTCTACTTATCCATTCACTTGTAGACAAAAACGCGGTATCTAATCCTTGTACGTTATAATCCTGTTCCACTTTATCCTCACGGTCGTATCCCTTGTAAAGATTTAATATTTTAGGTTTAACGTAACTTTTAGGGACTTTGGGTATAAATTTTTTATATTCTTTTTGTTTTTTTGAATATTCTCGTTTCCATTGATTTGTCTTATCCGTCAGCAAACCGATAATATCCGCATATTGCTGAAAGGAAATATGTTTATGGTATATTAAAAAGGGTTCTAATTGTTCTATAAGGGAATATACGGTATATCGTTCCAACGGATTTGCACGAAGGGTTTGTATCAATACTTCCGTAGTAGGGATGATACGGTCTATATAATCCTCATAGGACAGTGTACTATCTTCCTTCCGAACGTATTCCGTCATCGTTTTAAAATATGTATTTGCATCGTATAAAACAGGCGTATCTGTTGGAACCGTAGATATGGAACTTTTTGTATGAAGAAAAGTCCAATAAGCAATATAATGCATGGACATATTAGATTTCGTTATTAATTTGGTGAGGGGCATATTGATACGAGAAAAGGTTACGGTAGAGTAGGGTAAGGTTATAAACGATTTCAATTGTATCGTGTCGGAGGGTATGATATTTTTTTTAGACATGACGGTATGACCGCCTCCAATTCGTTTGGTTTCCATGGTATCCATCCCTATCATGTATACTTGCGGTACAAATCGCCGTCGGTGAATATCATTTCCTTGAACCACCGAGGCATAAAAATCACCTAAATTATCCAGATAAGACATTATATTGGTATGTACGTTTACGTTAAAAATACCATCTTCCACCGTGGGTTCATATGGAGTCCATTGAGTATTCATGCGTTTCATCATGTACTCGTAATTATTCTGTCCGTTTGGAAGATTTCCTTGGCGAAAAAGTTGATTCCACTCTGTTTCTTGCAATCTAGACGAGGCAAGCGTATCCATTGAAATATCCTCGTATAAACCTTCTACCTCTTCGTCTATATCATACACTTTTTTCTTATGTTTAGATACTGGAATTATCCAATGTAATTTATGAGAGAATTCACTCAAAGATGTAACCAAAGGTTTTTGTAGTGATTCGTCTAGTCTAGACGCATTTCCATTGCTATCAAACTTTGAATACTCTAATCGTAGTTGCCGAAATCGTTCTAATTTACGATGTATATCATTCATTACATGAGGTGTGCGTTGCGTATTCGGTACAACGGATAACATCTCATTCAAAAGGTCCGTCATTTGACGTTCCATACCATATCGTCGTTCATCTTGGGGAACTTCTATCACGAGGTCAACTGAACCAAGCGTATCCCCAAATTGTATCTGGTCCGCGGAGAGCAAAACGTCTTTAATTCTATCACGAAATAAATCACTGGCATCCTCAGTCTCTTCCAAACCATACAATGGTTCTGTAACTTCTTCGGTTGGTTCTGTAACTTCTTCTTCGGGGGGTAAAGTACTTTCGGTTGGCGCGTCTCGTAATACGATACGAGATAAAGGAATATCTTTAGGGATACCTTTGTAAGCGAAATCAATATAAATCACGGAGGCGTCGGTCAGTTTAATTTCAATTTGGTCTTCTTCTAATTGTTGAATGATACCAGTTACTACAATGGGTAAATCTTCTTCAAAGTATATATCGACCCATTGATTGGGTAGTAAACGGTGCTGTATCGCATAACTTGGACTGTCTTCACGGTATGTAAGTTCTATTCCTACAATTGCTTCATTCGTTAAACTACCCTCTTCACGAAGATTCAAAGTGTATAGATTACGTTTCCTTCCAATCAGTTCTATAATTTCCTTGTCAATGTATTGAATTAAAAATTCCTGAGTATGAATAGTGTCATCTGTTGGAGATAGTATTTTTATAATGTCACCTAATTGTAACGTCAACTGGGATGACATACAATATAGGAATATAATTATACAAAGACGAATGTCTTAAATGAGTTAAAGACATATGATACAAGTATTCTATGTCTAAATATAATATGGAGAATCTTCCACTCTATTTAGAAGCGAAAAAAGTATTCAAAAAAAACGTTCAACATAACCAGAAAGAGTATAATATTTTTCGTTATGATAAGTCCAAATTAACACCGGACGAATATAATACGGTTGGATTATTCCGTTCGGTTGTATATCAAAACGAAACAATCGTTTCATTTGCACCGCCCAAATCTATTGCTTATGAATCCTTTAAATCTACAGCACCTCCGAGTATAACCATGGAAGAATATGTAGAGGGTACAATGATTCAGTTATTTTGGACAGGAGAGAATTGGGAACTGGCAACACGTTCTTCTGTAGGAGGTAATGTGTCTTTTTTTAATATAAAAGATAATCACCAAAATGTACGTCCAACTTTTCGTGAATTATTACTAAATACAATTCTATATAATGAAAATTTACATTCCAATCAACTTGATTTTTTTAGTTGTTTAGAAAAAATACCAAAACACTATGTACTGTCTTTTGTTCTTCAACATGAAATGAACCGTATTGTAAGACCCATACATGAACCATCCCTATATTTGGTGAATGTATATGCCGTTGAACATAATACGATCGTGGAGACAGATATTTCGGATACAGTTCGGTTACTTCCAGATTGGGTGAAACGTCCCACTCCATACAACTGGTCCTTGGAAGAATTAGAAGGTAAGATATCCTCTCAATTCATGGATTATACCAATGTTGGAATTATGATATATGGCGTGAATCCTACCGGAGAGAGGATTCGTACCAAACTACGTAACCCATTGTACGAAACGGTAAGAAAATTAAGAGGTAATCAATCTAAATTACAGTATCGTTACATGGAATTATGTAAAGATAACCTTGTAGACGAATATTTAAACTATTATCCAGAACATACTCAATGGTTTCAAGGTTATGACAAGGAGATACGTAAGTTTACAGTACAATTACATTCCTTTTATGTACAATGTTTTGTAAACAAAAGGGCACCTTTAAAAACCTATTCGTATCCATATAGGACACATATGTATAGATTACATGAACATTATAAAGAAACCCTTCGCGGGAAACGAGACCGCGTTAATCTACCTGTAGTGATCCGATATGTACACCAGCTTCATCCATCCATATTGATGTCTTCCATTAATTATTCCCTTGGCGGTCATTAGAATCGTCAAACGATGCACTATGGATACCATTAAAACTACAACTACCTGCTGAGGTATAGGCACCCATATGTTCTAAAAAAATTAAATCATTTGGTTGAAGGTCTCGTGGAACTTTACATATACCAATCGTGTCATAAGAGTCACAGGTAGGACCAAATACTTGGATATCTTCATACTCTGTAACGAGGCTCATTTCATTGGTTTCAGTATCGTAACAATACATGAGAACTGGAAACTTCCAGTGGTCACGATGATATACATTCAATTCATGGTATACTCCATTGTCTAAAAAAATACCCCGCTTTGTTCTAGATATTACTTGGGTCACCAGATGAAAACTTGGTTCGGAAAAATATCTACCAGGTTCAGCTATGATGGTATAAGGAAGAGGTTTCGTCCATTCCAGTATATCGGTTAAATCACTATTGGATAATAATCCTCCACCTATATCTAATATAGGCGTTTCATTATATATACTCCTTAAAGAATGTAATATGGGTTCTGCATAGGTATAAGCCTTTAAATAGGCTTCTTTACGATTATGCGTTCCACCTGACCCTATGTGAAAAGATATTCCGATCACCTTTATGTTTTTATCCTTGGCTTTATCTATAATATCATACGCTTCTTCGCGTGTACATCCAAATTTACCGTCAAACTTACAATTGGAGGTTTCTACACAACTATTCATACGAATGAGAATGGACGTACCTTGTACTCTTTCTAATCCACCGATATCATCCAGTACTTTTATCGCATTACAACTCATCTCAGTGTCTTTGATATGCATATGTGGATTGGTATATAGGATAAGATTGCTATACTTGCATGCAAGTTTGTATTCCGACGTAGAGGCAACATCCAACCCAACTGGAAATGTATCGTCTGAGATAAGCGCTTCTATCAATTCAGACGACGGATTGGATTTTAAGGCATAATAAGGTTGTATCCAGGGAATACATGATTTCCATCGTTCAAGTTGTGAGGATACATTGGATGCATCAAACCACCATTTCTTACATAACATGGTTGGAAGGTGTTTCGGAATATACACACTTCCAATATCAGTTAAAAACACTCTCATATAAAAGGTGTAATAGATTATCTTTATAATATGATTTATAAAGATAATTGAGGATTAAACATTCGGTTTTATAAAATATTTAAGCTCTGGCTCTCTGCATCATACGATTCGCCGCCTGTGTAGCATTGGCCGCTGCAACATTTGCGTGAAGCGCTTTATTTTGAAGTACAGATGCTTTCTTAGTTGCCGCTGCCGCGGCAGTGAAGGACGACTTGTGTTTGGCCATGCCTCCTGCAAGAGCACGGGACGCATTCGCTGCCGCGGCACGCGCCGCATTCGCATTCGCGGCCGCGGCACGCGCCGCATTCGCATTCGCATTCGCTGCACGCGCCATATTCGCATTCGCGGCCGCGGCACGCGCCATATTCGCATTCGCATTCGCTGCACGCGCCATATTCGCATTCGCATTCGCTGCACGGTTTTTAGCACGGTTCTTCTGCGAATTCATCATATATTATAGGATAAGAAAAAAAATTACCAAATTGCTGAATTTGGATTCCAATACATTTTATCTCCTTTTTTTATGTTATATATGTAATTGAATAGTTTTAAACGCGACAACGCACAATTTACCCTATATTTCTCTAACGGGTGCGGATTCGTTATAAATTTATACTGTAAGGATTTTCTTAAAGTAGTTTGTGAACCTTGTAATGCGATATAAACATAAAATGCCTTAAAAGATAAATTACGAATGAGTGTAATATCTTTGTTATAATCTTGAAAGTGTTTTAAATATTCTTCACATATTCGTAAACCAGAGATATCTGCGATATCTTCTCCTATACTTAAACTCGCGTCAATTATACTTCCATCCATCGAAGCGGAATGTTCATATTGTTTAATGACATTATTCATTTTAGATTGATAGTGTTTTCGGTCGTTGCTCGTCCACCAATCTTGTAAATTTCCTAAAGCATTAAATTTGCTTCCAGAATCATCTAAACAATGGGACATTTCGTGGGCTAGAGTATATCCGATATAAGCCAAATTATATTCAATACCTCTCTCTTCTAAATTAATGAATGGTTTCTGTATATAAGCTTGAGGAATACATATGGAATTTTCAGTTGGTGTATAAAACGCATTCACAATATGGGATTGTTTCCCAGTAAATTTAAAAATTTCCCAATCTATGGCCGGGATATCCACGTTTTTGGTGGAAGTACCATCTAATGAAATAAACCAGTTCGTTCTCCAATACGCATATTTTCTTAAATTTTGGTAAGCTTCTTTTGCATTATAATTTAATACTGGGTCTTCTTTTAATACAGTGAGGGTTCCTATAAAAATTTTTATCTTATTCAATTTGTCCAAGGCATTCGCTTTAGTAGTAGAAGATAACCATGTATTTCGTCGTATAATATTCTTAAATACTATTAATAACCTTTTTGATATATCCTCTGTATAATCGTTGTATTCCTGATTTTTATATTGTTCTATATATTTGCTACTTAATAGTGAATTAAAACAATACCCTAAACCAATTATGGGAAGTTCGTTTGGCATTAAGGACGGTTGACCTTTAATGAACTTCATAAAAAAATTAAAATATAGAATTCTCCATTTACTATGAAAACGCATGATTTGACGAAAGGTAATGTATAAATAGTAAGTTTTCCATTGTTTGTTGCTCCAAGCATTGTCTGTGGTCAATACTTTCATAATACTATTTAAATAATTCAAACTGTAACAATGAAATGATTTAGGTACATGGGTATATCCAATTTGTTTTGCCATTTCATTCCAATTGAAACCATACTTTAATCCCTGTTCATGTGTAAGAATATTATAACCATCTTTATCTTCTTTTATACTATTATTGGAATAGGTCTGTAAGATTTGAGTTTCACATTTCCATACATCCATCGGTTCTAAATTATGGGATGTTCCTAAGCATGCCGTGAACATTTCCCCTATAAATTGTAAATACTTACCTTGAATATTTTGTTTGCGTGTTCGTTCCTGTTTCGTATCGCTTGGGTCATCTATATATAAGGTAACATCATATAAACTTAATTTGGGTGAAGACAATACAGAATGAAACCTATTGACATTTTTATCGTCTGGTTGAACCGCCCATACTAAAGGACATCCCCAAGAAATAATCTCATTTTTATTTTGTTTTCCAATCACTTGATATAGGTTTCCTGTAGATATACGTTCCTCTATTAAAGTAACATATTCTCTTACAAACTGTTCTGTGGATGCATCATTTAAATGAGTCAAAGACATATACACATTTTTAACCGCTTGGTGCTTTTTAGTATTTGGTTGACGAATGTATTCATCTACAATATTCATTAATTCATAATACACTTTGTTTTGTACAATTTTAAAATCATCCATATCCGTCACATACGGTTGGTCAGTCTTTAAAAATTTATTCGCACTTTCTAACCGTTTCTCATTGACATAACTATAGAAATCATCTTCTAGTCTGTATTTAGACGTATGTACGGATTTTAAATTATGTATTAATTCATTTTCCTTGTTCGTCCAAGGACGATGCGTATAGCTAGTTGAATCAAACACATTCTCAAACAATTTTTGTTTTTTTGTTTTGTTTAAAAGTATTTTTTTTTTATAGGTTGCCATAATTTATATATAGATTATAAATTCCATTTTCTATTACGACGGATAACGTTTTTTTTTTTAAATAAATACGAATACAGGTTTAGTTCATTGGACTTAAGATTATAAACATATAATGGAGAAGGTTGAAAAACCGTATCAAACCAATTTACATCTATCCTATGGTCTTTTTCTATAAACGATAAATTCTTTATGGAATATAAATTATCCAATACATTTGAAACATAACGTTGTACTTCATGTTTTGATACCATCCGCAATGGACCATCGGTTGAAATGTTGATAAGACGCTCCGTATCGTTTACTTTATAAAATATAGAACGGTCAATGGTCAATTTTTGTGTGAGTACTCTATTTTGTAATACATTGTCTTCATACCCCCAACTCCAAAAATTACAATATCCTGTTGTCTTGTAGAAATCGGAACCTTTGATGGCGACGGCACCTCCCAATGTATTTACAAATCCATAATAATGTGTAACCACCCCTTGTGTAGTTTTATATGGAAACATAACGTCTGGTTTGGGATACTGGTCAATATCATGAAACACAAAAGTTATATCACGCCAATTTGAATATTTTTTTGAAAATACAATAAATCCAATATTTTTCATTGCTCCACGATTAAATGGACGATTATCCTTTTGATGTATAAAAAAATATTCGGCATCCTCCATATCGGGTTGATTACGAACCCGTGTTTCAAAATATTGAATAAAATATTTCATTTGTGTTTCACGGGATCTATAAGGAATTATAAATATTGTTTTTGGACCGATAGACATACTATATTCATTATATAATAATTACGGAATATTTCTTTAATAGGACGTCTGGTATAAGCATAGAGGTCATCATGCTTAATTTCTTAAAACATTTATTGATGGTAACCTCCGAGATGTCACTTATGTTGCTTACGTCTCGTTTATTTATATTTACATTACACGTATGCGCCACAAAATATATGATTCCGGCTGCAATAGAATGTGGTGTATTTTCAGGAATTAAGTTTAATTTATGAACCCTTAATGCAATAAACTTGGACAGTTTGGTCAATTCTTGGTTGATGTTTAATCGGCTACAATACCGTTCAATAAACGTTTCTGGTGTGGTTTGATGAAAGGAGGTCTTATCTATATTCACCTTTTCGCATTCCAAATCATTGATTATAGACACTGCATTTTTACATCCACGTGTAGTAGAAGTAGTATCTAGATGAAATATGTTGGATATCTCTTTGGACGTTCTTGGAAAATTATTTACACGCGATGAGATATAAATAGAGGCGGCAATGATACCATCCCGATTGAGACCTCTAAAGGTTTTTGCTTCTGATACATACTTATGATATTTCATCGCATCGTCTACAATTAATTTTGGTATACCAGAATGATTTCCTAATATTAATATGCGTTGAAATTCATCGTATTGAGATTTTTCTTTATAGGGCATCCCAATCCATTCGGTATAACGTTTTATTTTACGCATTTCGTAGGTGGATGAACCGTTTACCAAAACTTTACAACCGAAACTGGATTCATACAAGAGTGGATTGATGGGTAATCCACAACGCGTAGGGTCCGACGAGGCATCGTCATTTCCATAGTATCTCCATTCGGCGGATTGATCTAGCGAATCTGTATAAATGATACCACATAGATTATTGGTACATGATTGAAATCCTTCTTCTGAAATGACTAATGCACTTTCACAATATTCACATACATCGCGGATTCCTTGTCTATATACACATTCCATTACATTTTTTTTATTTATTTCATTATCAAATCCTTGCCATAAAATTTTCTTTGAAACCCTTTTGATTTTTTTGGTTTTATGCATTTTATATAAATATATAAATGAAGTATGGTTTCAATTTTATTATATTCATAAGATAATATGGGAAATACACAATCCTCTAAACAGAAACATACTGTTTCTAATTTATTACAAGAAATAGATTTGATTGCAACCCAATATATGACCAGTCAATCCATTCAAGATTTAAAACAATTATCAGATATGGAGTATTGTAATAAACTCCTTATGATTACATCGGAACGGTTAAAAGGATATTTAAATGAACATGAAGTAAAATATTTAGAACATCGTGTTAAAGATGGAATGGAGTCAAATGAAATCGTACAAAATACATTTACATTTATTCCAAAGGGGTGGATGGAATCCATAGATGTTCAAAACGATGAAAATAAAGATAGAATATGCATTGGGGTTGCTAAATTTTATGTTAAAATCATGCATTTGTTTGGCGCCATATTAACCACGGTTAATCCAGTCTATGTATATAAAGATACTATGGGAACAACGTTAAAAGTAGATATATTACAAGCACATACAATTCCAAAAGAGGTGAAACCTACCCTTCAGATCACAAATATATGTACCGCCCGTATAAATGCATTGCTCAATTCTAACAATTATAATGTGCCAAGTCACCATAAAGTAACCATTCAACCCTCTTTTTGTGATATAAACTTTGATAAAATAAAATATAAGGATAAAACCTTGATGGACGAACCAGGTATTCCTGAATTAGAAAAATTGTATTACGATGTATACGATTATGAACGAGGAGTGTTTAATAAAATGAGCGAATCTATGTCCTCGGTGTACAAGTCAGACGTTGAAACCTTTTATAAAGCATTTACAGGTAACCGTAGCATACCACTGGATGGGTCCAATGAACCGACGATACGTAAATTCAGTGATATATTGTTAAAAGACTATCATAAAGGAGATGGTTGTAAACCCAACGGAGTTTATACAAAACAATATACTTCAAGTTTAAAATATAAATTATTTAAGAGTTATGCACAACATATAAAGGATATGATGCGTCGTACAAATGAAAATCAAAATAAATTAATTACGATATTAAAACAATTGTTTGATACAAAAATAATCAAAGGTAAGCCACAACTCATTATACATCCGGCATTAACTGAAATTCGTTTAAACCAGTTAGTTCAAGAAACTAGAACCCTTATTGTAAGTTTATATCTCACTTGTGAATTAGACTTTACAACGGGTATAGAATTGTTTGAAGCCATTGTAGAAAAAACAATTTTAGATACTTCTCAAAAACAGATAGATTTACTTCAATCTTCCATACAAGAAAAAATGACGGAATTAGAAAATCTTTAAATATTATTTTCTGTCTATAATATACATGGATCTAATGGAAACCTACGGAGGGTTAAGTCTAACGGCGCGAAAAAGTTATAGAAGACGTGTTAAATCGTCCAATTGTCGTGGTAAGGTTGGAGTAGAATGTCGTAAGTCTAGGGGATGTAAAAAAGCGAAAGGACGTTCTCGGTCCTATTGCCGTAAAATGACAAATAAACGCCGTCGCAAACCTCGTAATTAATAATGCGTTAAGATATATTACAATAAAAATTGAAATGTATTCAACACTAACACTTTCACCGCATATACAATGAAAGTGTTAGTGTTTGATACAGAAACCACTGGACTATTTGAAACGGGTAAATGTCCATATATAGTCCAATTAAGCTGGATTTTATACGATACCGACCATCACACTTTACTCCACTGCCAAGACCATTTAATCCTTTGTCCTATTGAGATTCCACCCGAAAGTACCAAAATACACGGTATTAAGAACTCTTATACGAAACGAAAAGGAGTCCCAATAGAATACGCCATGGATTTGTTTCACGACGATGTGCAACGTTGTGATACGATTGTAGCCCATAATGTATCGTTTGATAAACGTATGTGTATGCTAGAATGCGTTCGTTTGAAACGTCAACATCCGTTTATTCAGAACGGTCTTACAAAACCTACTTATTGTACGATGATGGAAAGCAAATCGTTTTGTAATATTATTCGTCCTTGTAAATATAATGGTACCTATGTAAAATTTCCCAAGCTTACAGAACTACACGACGCGTTATTCGGATATACTCCAAAGGGCGCACATGATGCAATGGCCGATGTTTTGATTTGCTTACGGTGTTATATGAAATATAAGGAAGATATGGACATTGTCAAACACAACCGAACCCTTTCTAAAATGTTTGAATTATATTGTGGTTCCTATCGTTGAGTTTAGGCAGAACAAACATCACATACCGTAGACTCTACCGTCGGAAGGGGAGGCATCAGCGTGAATTGTTGCGGTTGATGCCTTGGTTTTCGTCTCAAATAATACATACCAGTTTTCAATCCTTTTTGCCATGCATAAAAATGCATGGACGTCAGCGTACTGTAACTTGGTTCTTCACACCATAAATTTAAACTTTGTGATTGACAAATGAAGGCACCTCTATCGGCCGACATGTCAATGATATCACGCATTTTCATTTCCCATACAATTTTATATTTTTCTTTTAACTCGTCTGAAATTCCCTCAATGTGTTGAATACTGCCCTTATTCGCAATGATATTGTTTTTTAAGTCCTCGTTCCATAACCCAAGCGATGTGAATTCTTTGATTAAATATTTATTCACCATTATGAATTCACCCGCAAGAGTACGACGCGAATAAATATTACTAGTATAAGGCTCAAAACATTCATTGTATCCAAGTATTTGAGAGGTAGATGCGGTGGGCATCGGTGCAACCAATAAAGAGTTTCTAACCCCATATTGGATGACCTCTTTTCGTAAAGTATCCCAATCATACCGGTTGGAAGGCGAAACGTTCCATAAATCAAATTGAAATAAACCCTTGGATAAAGGTGAATTTTGAAAACTTGAATATGCGCCAGATGGTCCGTCCGAGTTACATTGATGGATTTCAGCCAGTATTGGTAGGGTTCGTTTCAATAAAAGGTCCATTCCAGTAGAGTTATAGCGTCTATCCAAATCACACGAGGATAGGTCAAACAAAGGAGTACGATTATGTAATTCGGTTACTATAGACATATTTTCCGTCCGTTCTTTTGCAAGATTGCAAGAACATTCCACCGAGGCATGATAGATCGTTTCAAATATAAGACGGTTGACTTCTTTGGCTTTATCCGAACAAAACGGTAAATTCATTTTTATAAACACGTCTGCCAATCCTTGCACACCGATTCCGATAGGACGATGTAATAAGTTGCTCCGTTTGGATTTTAAATTTGGATAATAATTCACATCAATGATACGATTTAAATTATAGGTTATGACTTGAGTCACTTCATGTAGTTTGCTATAATTGAATACCCCGTCCTCGCCGACAAGTTTGGGTAATCCAATGCTGGCTAAATTACACACTGCGGTTTGTTCCGAGTCTGAATATTGTATGATTTCAGTGCATAAATTGGAAGATTGGATAGTACCCAAATTTTGTTGATTGCTTTTTCGGTTGGATGCGTCTTTATAACATAAATACGGCACACCCGTTTCCATTTGACTATCCAGTATTTTAAACCATAGTTCTCTTGCCTTTATTTTTTTTACATATTTACCATTGGAAATGTAGGCCTCGTATTTTAATTGAAACTCCTCTCCGTATACATCCGATAATCCGTTGGATACAGACGGACACATCAAATACCAATCCATATCCTTCTTTACATACTCCATAAATAGGTCTGGTATCCAAAGACCATAAAATAAATCACGGGCGCGTTTAGACTCATCTCCATGATTTTTTTTTAGTTCTAACACATCCATTATATCCGAATGCCATGGTTCAATGTATATAGCAATACTACCATTTCGTTTTCCACCTCCTTGGTCTACATATCTCGCTGTAGAATTAAATACTTGTAACATGGGTGTTAAACCATTCGAAACTCCATTTGTACCACTTATGCGTGTTCCAGAAGCTCTTACGTTATGAACGTGTAACCCAATTCCTCCTGCCCATTTACTTATTTGTGCGCATTCTTTCAAAGTATTAAATATTCCATCTATACTATCTTCTTCCATTCCAATTAGAAAGCATGAACTTAATTGTGGTCTTGGAGTGCCTGCATTGAATAATGTCGGTGTAGCGTGTGTAAAATATTTCTGCGACATTAAATGATACGTTTCAATCGCTCGTGGGATATCCTCTCCATGAATACCAATGGACACACGCATCCACATATGTTGAATACGTTCAACGACTTTATGGTTGATATGTAATAAATAAGCCCGTTCCAATGTCTTGAAACCAAAGTAATCTATATCATAATCCCTATCGTATACAATGGCCTCTTCAATTATTTTAGAATACTTTGTAGAGATATGTAACAATTCATCACTAATCAAGGGTGTAGAAATGGTATCTCTCTTGACGGCGTGTAGTTGTTTCATGACCTCCACAAAACTTGGATTTGTATTTTTATGATGGTTAGATATAATGATACGTGAGGCTAATTCACCATAATCGTATTGAATCGTGGTCATGGAGGCACATTGTTCACCTACAATCTCATCAATCGTGGAGGTAGGTATATCTGGTATAAGCTGATTTATGATTTTCATCACCAAATTTGCATAACCAATGTTTAGTACAGGCAATCGTGTTTCACATAATGTTTTGATACGCATTAAAATTTTATCAAAAGACATATCTTCTTTTTCACCATTCCGTTTCATTACCTGCATTTGGGCATAACTCATGATTACATGAAGACACCTTAGTTTAAATTCTTTCACCTATTAATATAAAGATATGTGTTCGTTTTCTACATATGGGTCATAGGTAGATGTATGCACCGCCTTTTTCTTTTGACGTTTTGCCTGTTCTAAAATACGAATGGCTTCTTCTTCTTCTTCTTTTGATATTACACCATCGTCATTCGTGTCCATGACATTTGAAAGTCTACGCATATAACTAGTCATGATACAATATGAACTGTTTTCATTTATCAAATATCTGGATAAAATCGTGAATGAAGCCGTCATGATGATAGAAACAATTACATTTTTAGTTGCAACAAATAGAATGGAAAAAATAATAAGTTCTCTTGCGATTGCTGCCCGAATCACTTGTTCTTGCGATTTAGTAAATCCAAAATCAATATATTTTGAACCTATATTTAGTACAAGCATCATAATACCTGAAAAATAGGTATTGGTATTAAGAGTATTTGCGAATTTATTCAATGGGTCTATGATACGCATATACTATATACAGAATATAACCAAAGACATGTGGATTTAATACAACCCATCCTACAAATTTCAAAATCTATGGATTAAATAATGTTTTTATAATTTCATTATATCTTTCTATATTCAGTATAGAAGGGTCGTTCAAATCTTCTAAAGATTTTATTTCATATCCATTCAGCAATAATGTTTCATCTACACAACAACCTTTTTCGATCAATAATTTTAAAATTGACACAGGTATATTTTCATTTAAACACGCAAAATAGATAGGCCCGACGTAATGACGACATCTTAAACGACCATAATTTGAATGGACGGAGTCAGGAAAATAGGTTAAACATAACACTATGTCCTTCAATGTTATATCATCTACATAACTTAATGATTTTATTATTAAGGGTAAATTATTTATTCCAGAAGATAATATATCTATTAAAATTGGAAAACCTTTATTGAAGTGGTTTATACCTTTTTTATATTGAGAATCATCTATAAATACATGATATTTTTTGATAAGATAATCCATGTCTTTCAAATGAATTAAATTTAATTTATTTGAATATAAATATTCTTTACAACCTTTATTTGTTAAATTTATACTATAAAAAATATTGATATTTTCAGTTATTTTATTTAATTGGATATTTGTATTAGAAAATTCTAAGAAATCAAGAACAATATAAAATAAATCTTCCGGAATCGTATTTAAACCCATTATTTATATATATGTATTAAATGTTTAAACCTATAATGTAAAATGAGTTTCATAATTTCTGTATATCTTATAATTTGGAAATATTAACGACATTATGATAATATATATATATATATATTATGCCGTTGACCTATATGTATCGTAAACGTGCTGATATATATACAACTCAGGGAGGAGATAAAATGCAAGGATTATTCATTACTTTTGACTCACGTAATAAACGTCATGCACAAAATAAAGCGTATGGTACGAACCGTGACAAAATTGTATATCAAAATCAAGTAGGTGGTATCGGTATACGATTACCAACGAATATACGTCGTTGTTGTACCGCCTCCGTCTATAAATTTAATCCGTATGAACCTAGTATTCCATTCACTCCGAAAAGCAATGAGGATTTTAATCTTGCGATTGCTTACTATTTCAGTTCATCCCCAACTTTGTCACAAGAAGAAGAACTTATAGGAAAGGGGTATACCCTTGATTCCATTGGACGGTTTGGACAAGAATCACAAACCGCAATATCTAATTGGAATACACGCAATGTAACCTCTATGGCTTCTACATTTGAAAATCAATACACATTTAATTTAGACATTAGTAGATGGGATACAAGTCAAGTAACCAATATGTATCAAATGTTTTATGGTGCAACTGATTTCAATCAAGATATAGGTGGATGGGATACTGGTTCAGTTACCACTATGGAATATTTGTTTCACGGTGCAACTGCTTTCGATCAAGATATAAGTAATTGGGATACTGGTTCAGTTACCGATATGATTGGAATGTTTCACGGTGCAACTATTTTCAATCAAGATATAGGTGAATGGCATGTAAGGAATGTAACCAATATGTATCAAATGTTTTACGGTGCAACTGATTTCGATCAAGATATAGGTGGATGGGATACAAGTCAAGTTACCTATATGTTTCAAATGTTTTACGGTGCAACTGCTTTCGATCAAGATATAGGTGGATGGGATACTGGTCAAGTTATCGGTATGTCTAGTATGTTTTATAATGCATCTGCTTTCAATCAATATATAGGTGGATGGGATACTGGTCAAGTAACCAATATGTATCAAATGTTTTACGGTGCAACTGCTTTCGGTCAAGATATAGGTGGATGGGATACAAGTCAAGTTACCGATATGTATCAAATGTTTTACGGTGCAACTGCTTTCGATCAAGATATAGGTGGATGGGATACTGGTAAAGTAACCACTATGTATCAAATGTTTTATAATGCAACCATTTTCAATCAATATATAGGTGGATGGGATACTGGTAATGTAACCAATATGAATATAATGTTTCGTAATGCAACTGATTTCAATCAAAATATCGGTGGATGGAATACTGGTAAAGTTACAAATATGGGTGAAATGTTTAGCGGTGCAACTGCTTTCAATCAATATATAGGTGGATGGGATACAAGTTCAGTTACCGATATGGAAGATATGTTTCAGGGTGCAATCATTTTCAATGAAAATATTCGTGGATGGAATACTGATTCAGTTACCGTTTTTACATATATGTTTGAGGGGGCAACCGCAATGAATACTAAATATACGGGTGTGACCGGGTTTAATTATCCTACTCCAGTCAATTCTTTTTTCAATCAATTCACTCCAGCAAACACGGAGGATTTTAATAATGCGATCGCTTACTATTTCAGTACATCCACTACAACCCAAGAAGAAGCACTTACGATTGCGGGATATTCCCTAGCATCCATTGGACAGTTCACCGACCCAGTTACACAAAACGCAATATCTAATTGGAATACACACAATGTAACCTCTATGAATTCTACATTTATAAATCAACACACGTTTAATATAGACATTAGTTTATGGGATACAAGTCAAGTTACCGTTATGGAAGGTATGTTTAAGGATGCATATGCTTTCAATGGAGATATAGGTGGATGGGATACCGGTTCAGTTACAGATATGTCTATTATGTTTGCGGGTGCATATGCTTTCAATGGAAATATAGGTGGATGGAATACGGTTTCAGTTACAAATATGTCATTTATGTTTCGAGGCTATGCAGTTTCAGACTCGAGCATGACCTATTTATCTGATTTCGATCAAAATATAAGTGGATGGGATGTAAGTAAAGTTACCAATATGACTAGTATGTTTCAGGGTGCAATCATTTTCAATGAAAATATTACAATATGGACGGTAGGGCAAGGAACCTTTCTTACAAATATGTTTGATGGGGCACTTGCAATGAGAAATTATTACGGTCCTAATCCTGAGTTTGATACTACGCCAAATATTGCTTTTTTCAATCAATAGCCAGACACTCTTATATTTCTTTTAAACTGGTTTATAAAGTTACTATAAGATTCTTTAAAAGTATGACGTACGGAACGACGTTGTTTATTAAAAAATGTTTTAGTATGATTTGTGATATTTTGGAACGTTTCCGTATCGCGACGCATTACAACAGATAATAAGGATATAAATAATGCTGCAACCATTATACATAATATATCATCCATTGAATTAATACAAGAAAAGAATAGACGTTTTTGTAAGAATTAGGATTAATATATAGAATAAAATATCATTTCATTATAGACCTATGACTTCATTAGCATTTAATGCTGCACCCATAGAAGCGTATGATACATTTTTATCCAATACCCCTATAGAAAGTAAAAAAAATGATAAATCCCGAAATACGTCTTCAAAAGTAGATACCATGCGAAAACAGATAGGTATTCAAGGCATGGATAACACAGATGACCTTGCTGATTTTATTCCCTTGGAAAGAAACCATAGTACGTTGAAAAAGGAGACGTCCGTCCATCCAGAACCCGATGCACCGGTCAGTGTAGAACAGTTTAATACCATGCCGAGTTTAGCAACAGAAGATTACTATAATACGGTCGTACCGTATTATGATACGTCTAAATCAGTGTCCAATCCAGATTTAACCAACAAACTAGAGTATCTTATACATTTATTAGAAGAACAGCGTGACATTAAGAGAGGTACTGTAACGGAAGAACTTATATTATATACCTTTCTTGGAATATTCATTATATTTGTGTTAGACTCGTTTGTTAAAGTTGGTAAATATACACGTTAATACAATACCATACATTCTTCTGGTTTTACAGAATAACAAGCATAATTATATAAAAAAAAGGCAGATGGACATATAGATTTATAAGAGAGATTATAATCCTTGAAGGTGTGTATCAACTGACATGTATTACCAGTTTCTTCTATTAATACTCTGGAAACTTTGTATTTTTTCATAATTCTTTTACACGAGGATTGAAACCCTTTAAAAAAAATAGAATTCGTTGTATCATTCAAGGTGGTAATCAACTCGATACACGGTTTATCATAATCCATCGTACAAGAAAGCGGTCTAAATACATAGTAACACACGGGGGTGCAATGGTTGAACAATCCATATATAATGAGTTTTTCTTTGAGAATCAAATCATAGACATTTAAACTATCCATATGGATACAACAACGAAACCGTTTAGATATAGATGTACAAAACGTTTTGAAATCATTGAAATTATGTTTGTCTATACGATTTAACTTCAACGAAGTGAATGGAGTAGGTAAGTGTATAATATCCTTTAAATCATATCCACTAATATTAAATCGTAGGAGTGGAACAATGGCAGTCATATCGCCTTCACGCTTAAACAAACATATTTTAGTATCTGGAACACGTTGACGAATATGATAATGATGTGTTTGGATAAGTTTAGGAGCAATACCTTCTTTTCTGTGGTGGATATCTACGGTTAGATTATCAATATAGTGTACCTTCAATACAGTTTTGTTTAAGGTAATATTTAATGGACGGGCCGTAATTACACCAAGTAAAGTTGGAACCATAGGATTGTCGTTGGTACACGTTTTCAAGGACAAAAGATTCGTCGTATATACACTTAAAAAACTATTATATGGATGTTGAAAAATATCCTCTTTAGATGGAATGTATTCTATAGATTTTGTTCTGAGATAATGATTTTGTATCAATTGGGTTGCGGATTGAAGAATACATTCGGGCGTATCGGATAGGTTATAGGTATGAATATGAAACCTATCTACATAAGCATTCATGGTTGGAAGTTCGGTTTGAATGATACGATTTGGAAACAACCAATGGTTCAAATCGTATAAATGAAACACGGGTTGAATCGCCCAAAATTTAAATTTTACACGTATGTACACGGCAAATAAAACAAACAAGGTTATACATAACAGGATACTTGTCTTTAACATTACATACCATTTATATAAAATCTACTTCTCTTAAACTTATTCAGTCTTTTGTAAAATATAAATGTACTGATGTTTATATCCAACGGATTTCATGTCACTTTGACTGGATAATATAAACCCAGTAGATTGAGCCAAAGATAAAATGGACTGTTGGGTATCCATATATAAATGATGTGTATGTTTACGAACGGAACCATTTGTATGATGAATAAACGTTTCTATAAAAGTACCTTTATTATGATTGAGCTTAAAATCTGCCTTGTAATCGTGGTTTTTAAATACGGCCTGGGTCGTAGTAATACGTTTCTTTGTATAATCTTGTGGATTGATATAAGCCAACACATCTGCGACCGGTAAGATTGGGTCAAACTTATCTCTGTCTACAAGGTGTAATAATAAATAACCGCCGGGTTTTAACCATTGCATACAGTTTTGAAAAAACAATCGTTTATTTTTAATCATGTATATTGTAAAATACAAACAAGTAATATGAGTAAAACTATTGGGTTGGAAGTGAATACTTTTAAGAGCATCTCCGTGTATAAATTTGCTAGAAGGGTATTTTTTTTGTGCCTTGGCGACCATAGCAGAAGATAAATCTATACCTTGACAATTGTATCCTTTTTGGGTCAACTCTCCAACGTGATGACCGGTGCCTGACCCGATATCTAAGATTACACTACGTTTTGTAGGAGAGGTTTTATTTAGAATTGTACCAATTTCGTATTCATTTTTAAATTCACTAAATAGGATATCATCATATACATCTACATAAAAAGAATCATAAATGGATTGGTCTATTTTATGTACGAACGATTGGTCATTGTCAAATGTTTCTATAGTAGTTCCAGAGTAAACCAATAGATATACCATTACGCCTAATGTAATCACACTCATTATTTTTGCAAAGGGACTAAATGATTTCCACTCTTTATAAAGAGATTGTATCCATTTTGACATATATTATGTATTGTTATGATATTTTTTTATGTTTTGAAGTTATAGGATGGAAATACATTCCATAAACGATAAACGTACATGGAATGAATTTCGTAATATTAGTTTTTCAGGATTTAAAAAAACAAAGGTAAAAACCGAATTATTAAACAGTATCTTTCAATCGCGTCTCGAACCGTCTTGTTATTGGTGTGCCGAATTAATATGCGCGGGACATTTTATGGATGTATGGAATATTATAATCTTATTTGTGTCTAAACATATTCATATAGGCTCTCCAAAATTACCCATATATATTTCATTACGGATGAAATTATTCAAACAGATTATGAGCGAACATTCGGAAGAAGACATTTATATGCGTAATCATCAATCCATTCGTAATTTATTTGCAGAGGTCATTACTACAATATGTTATTCAAGAAAAAAACATGCCATTTTACTTGTAGATATAAAAAACAAGGATGAATATTCCATGCCTGTCATGCAAACCAAACTAAAAGCCCCAGATATTTCCTATGGAACCAATGTATTTAAACCAGAAGACCCGCCTGAACTATTCGTGGCAGTCAACGAATTGGCCTATCACCTTTCAAAATCCTCTTCCAATGAATACACGGCATGTTATTGGTTAGAATGGTTAATCAATTTTGATACCATTTGTAAAAAAAATAAACAATTATGTTTAATTGAAAGAAGAACATGGGCCAAGGTAGAGTCTAAATTTCAAAAAGATAGTATTTGGTTAATATGGGATATTGTTTTAGCACGAGCCGAAGAAAAAGGATGTAATGCGACGCTTTCAATCATTCGTTCTTTATTAGATATGTTTTGTTTACGATACACGACGGATGTAAAACGAACTAGAAAATTTATATTATACAATTGTATTGGATTATTGACAGGACCTGTGGATTTGACCATACCGATATGGAATGACAAAACCGTCATTACCGATATTACAGATAAAATCAATGTTATATACAAGGAAATCAAAGTCAATGAATTTTCTCCTAAAGTCAATGATTTGCTTCATAAGGTAGAAAAGAGTAATGCAGATAAAACAAAAGAAAAATTAAATATCATGAATACCCTTCAAACAATATAAAGAGGTGTGGCAATAAATAAAAAAAGGATTGCCGTCCTATATAGGTAGTGTTACTGGAATTGATTACAAGAAAATATACGGAAAGAACCGAATGTAATCAATTAGGATGTATAAGAAAAGGACGTAGTATGTTTGCTACAAATGCATACGATGTAAAAAACATATTGTAAATTCATATGTGAATGAAATTAAAACGCTACTTCTTATAAAATTGAAATACTTTTTATAGTACAAGTAGATAACATAATGCGAACCAAACCAATCTCTGAAACAAACGATGACGGATTTCACTACGGGTCAATTTATTGACGCTGTAACAAATATTAAGGATGCTTTCTTAAACATAAAGAAAGAAAATGATGACCTCATTGAGACAAATAAATATCTGGTAATGGAGATAAAGCGGCTTGAAGCAGACCTTTTACAAATGACTTTAGAGAAAAAAGAGGGAAAACTTGTATCGCGGGAAGCAAAAAAAGAAGCAGAAAAGAAGGAAAAGGAAGCAAAAAAAGAAGCAGAAAAGAAGGAAAAGGAAGCAAAAAAAGAAGCAGAAAAGAAGGAAAAGGAAGCAAAACAAGAAGCAAAAAAAGAAGCAGAAAAGAAGGAAAAGGAAGCAAAACAAGAAGCAGAAAAGAAGGAAAAGGAAGCAGAAAAGAAGGAAAAGGAAGCAAAACAAGAAGCAGAAAAGAAGGAAAAGGAAGCAAAAAAGGAAGCAAAACAAGAAGCAGAAAAAAAGGAAAAGGAAGCAAAAAAAGAAGTAGTTGAAAAAAAGGCGATTGTGGAAGCAATACAAATTGAAGAAACTGCCGCAAAGAAACAATCAGACAAACTGCTTGACGGAGAGTTGTCTGAAGAAAAAGTAATTGTTACGAAATTTACGTTTGAAGGAAAAGATTACTTGCGTGATGAAAAGAACGTAGTTTATGATTACAATAGCCAAGAAGAAATCGGTGTTTGGACTGGTATAATGATTGAGTTATATGATGCCGAACTACAACATGCGACATTTCTGTCCCTTTGGGACAAATACGAAGAAAAACCGAAACCCTCATTTACTGGACAATGCGTCGCACAAAGGCCTCTTGAAAACGGAACAGGCACAAAACCCGTCTATTATGCAGACAGTATTGGCTTCTCTGCCGCAGCAGCAGCCCATGCCCGCCGCCACGGTTGCCAACCCGTCCGCGGAATCAAAAAATCACTCGGTCAAGTAAAGACAAAATCTTCACGAGAACCTGAATATCATATGACGAAAGTTGCTCGTGATTGGGCTTCATAAATCGGTTACAGGGTCTTGGGTTGTTCATCAAATAGCTATTGTCACACCTACACTTGGTATATGTATTCCAGTTTAAATATAAAATCCGTTGAAAATATAAATATTGTCTTTTTTGTTTTATAGACTAAATGTTTGGATATCGTTGGAAGTTTGAAACTTAAGGAGATTATAAAAATATGCATCGCGATTGGATTCGTCGCCATGTAATGTATCATGTTTTCACTTGAATTACATATGTTAAATATCATGAACACTGTATTTCATGTATAACCATATAAAGATATTCTAAGAAATATAACATGTATATAGGATTCTTATTCTTATCCCTGTGTAATGCATATTCTTTTCCGCCACCTACCTCAAAAATCAACGGATGGCATCCCATTCATTTTATTCATAACTATAACGACAAACCGCAACGTGTTCAATTTATAGATGCCAATTATGTGTTATGGAAAGGATATAATAATACTTTCCATTTAAGACCTGACGTTTGTCCTCATCAAGGTGCGTTATTGAGTCAAGGCACAATCGTTCAAAACTGTATCCAATGTCCGTATCATGGATTGAAGGTTGGTCCCTATGATACCGCACATATAGAGTGTATGCAAAATTACGGTAATTGTGTAGTAAAACATAATATCATTTGGTGGTCTCCCAATGAAAGCAGGGATACGATTCCAGAATGTAAAGAATTATATAGTTATGTTACGTGTCAATTAGAATTAAACGTTAAAGCTGGTTTTAGTGATTGTTTTAAGAACAGTATGGATTTTCATCATGCAGCATTCGTTCATAAAAATACATTTGGCAATTATGCCGGAGAGCCTACACATATTCAAGAACAATGGAATGAACACGGACATATGGAAAGTCGTTTTATGTATGGGTCAAATGAATTATATGGTGTATTGACTGGAGGAGAGACAGATAATTTACATGTATTTTGTAAACCTTCTACAACCTACAATGTAGTCAAAGCGAATGGTAAAACCATGTTTATATTTTTAGCCATGAGACCATTGAGTGAAACTGAAACCAAATGGTTTTTGTGTGCGTCCAGTAACTTTGTTCCAGATAATTTAATTGGGAAATATATATTAGAATGGATGGTGAGACAAGTTGCCATTTACGAAGATGGAAATCAATTAAGTAAAATGGCATCTCAATCCGAAAAAGACGTACATTCTTATAAATTTAAGTTACCACTGGATACGATATACGAGGAATGGTTTCAATCTATACATGAATCCTAGAGTTCATTGTACACGATAATAATATAGCATAAAGTAACCTCTCGTAAAATTCCACGAAGAAGATTTTGCATACGTCTTCCAATTATAATCTCGGTTCAACCATGAGGGCCAATCCATTTTTTTAAGTTTTGAGAAAGCACTTCCGTCGTATATATAATACTCTTGATTACATGTAATCCCACAACAAAAATGTTCCTTTTTCACATCTCTACAAATCACGGAATCTAAACGATAGGTTGCATTGGAATGTTGTACTAGGGTTGGTTTATCTTGAAACGAATTGGTTTGAGCGTAGGCAGGGTTCTCGTTGTCCGACAACGTAACTATTATAATATCTGGAAATACGTTCCCCAATCTCATGGTAGAATTAAAAAACTTGGTTACGGTATCATGACGTGAATAACGTATCATTTTTACAGATACAGGTTCGGCTTCTAAATATTGAATCAATCGTCTGTAGTAAGTATATGGATTACCAAATTCGTCCACCTTGTATATACCTTCCACCTTAGGAATTGAGTTATAAATATGGAATATAATATTATTTGTATTGAGTGCCAAGGAATATTCATTTTGAAATAAACCTTGATTATAACACGCTTCAATCATTGCATTGAATAATAAAAAGGTATCCCTCAAAGATTTTGGTTCTATAGATTTTCCATTTAACAGTTTACCCTCTATCATCATATGACGAAAAAAACGCATAAATTTCATACCTTTGTCACTTACAAAAAAACAAACAAACATTGTATTAAACCAACAATTGCTATAGCGTTGCATTGGAAAAATCATTCGGTCTGGATTTAACTTTATTTGGGTGTTAAAATGCCTACGAAACATCTCCCTTGCTTCTTTGGTGGAAGCCCATACACAATTAGATGTACCATTTGTAATCCGTATTTTGAATTGAGCAGGCGCATACGTTTTTTTTAAATTCTCTTCTAACCCACAACCGAATATAGACGTAATTGGATTGTCCCGAATGGTTTGTAATTGTTTATTGATGGAAGGGGTATAAGAATGATGTTGTAAAGTAGAACTTTTCATCACATGGGTTAGCACTTTAGTATAATGAGTCATATTTGGTAGAGTTGGTTCGTGTTCTACTCGTTCCGAAGCACTTACAACCATGGGATGTTCGGACACTTCAATTGCAGCAGAAACTAAAGCAGGTGTTTGTGTAGTTCTCACTTTAGAGGTTTGGTTACGAGCCAAACGTTTAGAGGTACGTCTCGGTTTATATAATTTCCCTTTTTGTATATGGCAAATTGCGTCGTACCAATCCATATTGTGTTTGGACATGACGTTTCTTACCATATCTTGATAGTCTCCACCACCAATTATAGAATGTTTTTTATATAATTGTTTTTGTTTAATCTCCGTTAAAGCACAAGCCCAACTTATTTTATGTTCATTCATATAATTTTTCACAAAGTCAATCCATTTATTCATAGTAATTTATTTTAACGATAGATTATAATATGGAGGAAACAATCGTTGTCACAAGTCAACCCATATTATCCGATACAACTACGATTGACTTAGATAGTTCAAATACTTATTCTGAAAAATGGTACGAAGGCATTTCGGTATGGTCCATCCTTCGGTATATACTGATTCTTGTCTTGATAATTTTTTTAATTACATCTCTCGTACCATGGATACTGGATTGGATAAAAAACAAATATGACACGAATGTAGTTCCAACTACTACAAGTAAAAATGAAAACACGGTCAGTGCCACTGTATCTACTTCGTTTGACAATGTAGTGAACTTAATGGAGAATAGTATAGGGAAAGCGAATGTAAAATTCAATCGTATAGACGACCCAAATACAACCACACAAAAGGCCATTCAAACGGCACTTCAATCACAACCCAAAAAACAAACAACTCCTTCGGCGGATGAAGCCGGTAGTTCTACGCAACAATTACAATCTAGAAAGTCCGGTTATTGTTATATTGGGGAAGACCGTGGTTTTCGTAGTTGTACACAGGTAGGGGAAGGAGACACGTGCATGTCCGGAAATATATTCCCAACGAATGCAATATGTATCAATCCAAATCTAAGAGAATAACCTTTTTGTAAGTTTATTGATTTTAACAAAAAATTGAAATGAATATAAAGGTATAGGTAGTGGTTATTACAACACCAACATGAGCACTAACGATATGTTCATCACTTCCGCTGAGTTCGTCGCATCCCGCGATATGGGATACAGCAAACCTAAAATGAATAAGGCTGGAGGCAAATCCGTATCCATTCTAAATAAATCCACGAATCGTCAACTTTATCTGGGTATGCCCTTGATGTTGACGTGGGGTGTAAATACGCGCACCGATGAAGCAACCGGACGTGTATCTTATGATATGTCATTGCAATTTCCAGTAGAAGAATATGCCACGGAACAAACCAAAGCAGCTTTGGCTTCCATTGAAGCCATGGAAGAACAGGTAAAACAGGACGCTATCTTGTATTCCAAAGAATGGTTTAACAAACCCAAACTCACCGACGGACAAGTGGATGTACTGTTCAATCCAATGCTATACTGGGCCAAGGATAAAGAAACAGGTGAACGACGCGAAGGTTCTTCTCCAACACTTCGTGTCAAATTGGATTGTTGGGATGAGAAATTCAAGTGTGAAGTATACGATGTAAATAAGAATCCAATTTATCCCGCAAAAGACGGAGAACCGACTACACCCATTGACCTCATTACCAAAGGTTGTTTGGTAGCAACCATTATTAAATGTGGAGGCGTTTATTTCGTAAATGGTAAGTTTGGTGTAACCTGGAGGTTGCATCAAGCCTTGGTGAAACCTAAACCGTCTATGAGTGGAATGTGTTTTATTCCACTATCTCCAGATGAAGTAACGTTGTTGAATTCACAGCGTGTAAAAGACGATAACGCAGAGGTAGAAATTGTTGAAAGTGACGACGAGTTTAAACCTCCGCCTACAACCGAAGACCCGCCCAACGAAGAAGACGCATCCGAGGATAAAAAGAAGAAAAAAGTTGTAAAGAAGAGGAGCGTTGTATAAAACACACAATACTAACCACATTTTATGACAAAATATACTAATCCTTTTTTTTATACATGCGGTTACTTGTAATGGATGTAAATCGTTCATAAAATTGAAATGCTTTTTAGATACATATCACATACAACAATGTCTATCAAAACGTCAACGCATCGTTTGTTATGGGTGGATTACTACAAATTAATTGATCTTTATGCCGTTCCGAAGGATTGGGATATTGACAAGATTGATATCAAATCTTGTCAAGTTTATTACGATGGGGTTTTGCAAGAAAATATTTCCTATCGCAAGGGAGTGGTGGACACTGCGGTTCCAGCAGAGATAAGGTTTGAAGATGATTTTGAACTTGAACAATTCTTTGATTGTGAATAAAGAGAATTACAAGTAGGTCCTCAATCTATGAAAATGATTAAGTATATATTTCTTTTACACCATTGAAATGCCGATTAAATTGCTAATTTTTATCAATATATAAATATATGTTAGAAATAAATTATACAAGTTCGTTAGGTTCGCTATGTCATAGTTCTCAAATATTAAAAAGAAATAATTTAAAATTATGTTCTTACCCTTTTGATTGGATTTTTTCAAATTGTGATAATATTATACATTGTATTGAAGACAACTTTAATATTTTTTTAGATAAATCATATTATATTAATGTATCCGAATCACAATGCGGACATTCAAAATATCATAAAAAAATGTTTAATCATCGCAATCCGTTAAATAATATAAACGATTATAATTATTATGTAAGATGTGTTGATAGATTTAAAATTTTACTTCAAAAACAAGAACATAAGTTATTTATTATGATATGTGTTAATATTGATGAAGATACAAAAATAAAAATGATTGAATTTAATAATACATTTTCACAATATACATATAATTATACACTATTAATTATTTTTCATATACCAAATAAAGAACAAAATCACCACATATTTACATACAATGATAATATTCATTTTTTAGAATTACATACTTTATCACAAAGTAATGGTGTAGAATTTGTTAATAATGATGACAACATTTATTTGGATAATATAATAAATTCAAAATATAATTTTAATCTTAAAAATTAATTATATCTATGGAATTTTAATAAGTGTTGTTGGTTCATTTTATTTAAAGATACCATAGTATTATATTTTAACACCTTAAACCGGGTATTAAAATATGTGATTATTGTTCTGAATGGTGCTAAGACGTCTTGTAAGACCGTTAACGCCGTTACTATTCGTATAAAATTGAATCCTTCTATTGCATTCTTGACTCAAACAAAACATGTTTAACGATGCAAATAGTCTACCTGCGACGTATTCTCAACCCGAATGCTGTGTATGTTACTCCAAGTATGGGGGTCGTACGACCCAATTTTATAATTGCATAAATATTGGTTATCATTATATATGCAATTATTGTTATAACGAATGGTCTAAGCATTCGCACGCATGTCCAATGTGTCGTTCTAATCAACACGAATATGCTGGATAATATTTATACCTTGACTTCATTTACAACAGCAGACGCCTTTGCAAAATGAGGGGACATGTAACGCTGAAGATTAAAATAGGTCAATTCATCTTCCTTTTTTACATTTAACAATTCGGTTAGTTTCTTGTCTGGTACAATCTTACGTCCATTCGTTGGGTCCTGAAGATTATTCGCGCGAATATACGCATTGATGATTTTGGTCACTTCCGTACGGGCGAGTTCAATGCCGTGGGGTTGATTCAAAAAGTTTGCGAGTTCATTACTGATTAGCGCTGGTTTTACAAATCCACTTGGCTTACGAATTCCCTTGGACTTTTTCTTAGACTTGTTTGCGAGTTTTAGGTCACGAGCCGTCTTCTTTTCAAGCGTCTTAATTGCATTCTTAATACCGCACAATTGTAGAGTAACCATTTGCACTTGAGTTAGCAATGCATCAAACTCAGAACCAATTGGACTATCGCTTACAACATCCGCTTCGTTAGACTTTACCTCTGGTACAACAACCTCGTCCTTGTTCTTTTTCACCTTGGGTACATCCGAACCCTCTTTCTTCACCTTCTTATCCTTTGGAAGGGAAGCATCCTTTGGAAGGGAAGCATCCTTTGGAAGGGAAGCATCCTTTGGAAGAGAAGCATCCTTTGGAAGAGAAGCCGCTACCTCCTTCTTTACCTTCTTATCCTTTGGAAGAGAAGCCTCCTTTGGAAGAGAAGCCTCTACCTCCTTCTTTACCTTCTTATCCTTTGGAAGAGAAGCCTCTACTTCCTTCTTTACCTTTTTAGAGGGCTCGGGAAGTACTCCATCCGTTACATCTTGAATTACTTTTTCAGGACTAGACTTCTTCTGTACACTAGACATATACCATATAAATGTATTATAGTTTTAAGTGATTTAACGCATAATATATTATAATACGTTAGAACTATCCAGTTCATACAACGGATTGATATAACCAAGGTAATTGAACGGCTGCCTCTTCATTCACTAAAGTTAATGCACACAATACGTAATTTGAACCTAGACATCTCATTTGCACATCGTTTGAATTCGTGACTAAACACCGTATAATGTCTAATGACAATTCCATGAGATGAATCCAAGATAAAAAACTAATGGTATTCGTACGAATGCCAACGAATGGATTGCGGTTAGGACATATCAATTCTCTTATAGTATAGGTGATATTTGCTCTATATACCCATATGTCTAATAATTCTCGTATAAAACGTATCAATTGTTTACGGTTAAGACCCCATAACCATTGATACTCGCTGTAATTCCCAAGACGATTTATATCTTGAAATACAGATAATACATTCATTTCAAGCCTTTTGTAATCATCTATCACTTCTTCCACTGGATATAATTGTGTTTCTTTAAAAAAAAACTTAGATAACCGATGTATTTTTAATACATTCGTATAGAGAGAGTGTGGAAGGATTTCTCTCGTATATGGATTTTTATGTGGTCCATTGCCAGTGTTCATCAAGGTATATAAGGATACAATGTCAAACCCGTAAGTATTACCATCCTTGTCATTATAACTAATAAATTGTTCGGTAGATATATCCTTTAGGTCATTCAATGAACAAAATTCGGTTACATTTATACATTTGGAACGATGTATAAACCCAGGACCCTTTGCTTCAATGTATTTTTTTAATAGTATATTTTTAAAAAAAGATTGTATAATAGTTGCATGATGATTGGTATTGAGATAATGATATAGTCGGTCTTTTAAAATGGACTTATTTCCAGTTACATGTAAATGATATAATCTACACAAATGTTTTAATTGTATCCTTGTGTATTTCACATCATATACTAGACGTGGTTGATTTGGTAACAAAGAGGGTAATTGGTCTTTACACACATTGGATATCATTCTATTATATACTATAACATATTATATATAAATTGTATTATATAAATATAAATCCATGACTATAAAGCAAGGAACGAACGAGTGTATTATTATAATTGGATTTAGATATTGTTTTATACGTCAACCTTGTAGGATTGATTTTAAACATATCCATTGTACGTTGAAACGTGTGGATATCACGTATACAGTCTTGTTGTAAGAGCCACTCCATAAAAGAGTTGTTATGTATGTTCATCTTATACTTTTCAAATAAAATGAAAGCGTCTGACAAATCTATACGTGGTTCAATATGTAGGTTATAATCTGTACTTGTAAGCACACATAAATTACGAAACTCAAATAAACTCATATCCAATTCTTTTAATATATTTGATAATTCATATTCTACGACGGAATAATATAATAAACTGAAATATCTCAATACACGAGGACAACCATACAGAAACATATCCATATCTTCACTCAAACATGCATACGCCTGATTGGTTATAACCATGTGGGCACAAACCGGGTCCGACTCACCTTCACATTGATAATAGGATATACCCATATGTTGCAATAATTTTTTTACTTCTTGTTTATCCTCCCTTGTCAATTTTACACATTTACGTTTTAATTCATGGATACGAGACAATGTATTGTGTTCAGTAGGTTCATTCTTCAATTGATCGGTTAGATGGTGGATCATACGTTCTATGTCTTGTTTTGTGGTTTGACGTAGTTTTAATTCATCCTTCTTTTCATATGGAGGTATTCCGTCAAAAATGAATATTGGAATAACCTTGTGATAACATAATATAGATACCATGTGATATATTCCACTGATTAATCCTTCTTCGCCTTTAAATCTATACATGTATATACTTGCATCCACGACAATCGTCTTACCACGTAAGGATTGTATGGAAATAGAATGTATACCATTAGGACATCGTTGTTTTAAAATCTTATTTAATCCTTTAATACCCATGTTAAGGTATCGGTTGTATAAGATAATGAAGTCAATTTTCTATATATTATTTTCTATATTGTTTTGATAATCGTATGACACATTCCAAGATCGTTCCAAGGAATATTTGTATGACAATGTTGTATAAACGATTGATAACTCTCATCGTATAACGCATTCATTAATAAACTTTCAAACGTGGCGACACTATATACATCATTGTTAAATTCTAACCAATTTGGATTATTACACCAGACTAATAATTTGAGGGGTTTGTGCATTAATACGCTTGTAAGAATATAATATGCGAATATATGAGTATTCTCTTTGTAGTTTAGTCTTGTAACTGGGGATTGAACATGAATGACATCATGATACGATAGTTTCATATATTTCAATATACGTGAGGCTTGTAGGACCGAGAATATGCTTTCAACGTTTAAATAGAATGTAGTTAGACGAAGAAATGATTTAAAGTCTTTACTATTTAAAATAGCCTTGTAACATACATTTATAATACGTGCCCACGTCTCAACATACGTTTCGCTTACTCTTACTTTACAAGGTATAGAGATTCGTTCCGATAATGCTTGCGATAACCGTATTTCATTCCTATCCGAAGGTTCAAATCCATAGGCATGTAAACATTCATGAATAAATACTTTAAACCATTCTTCACTTCTATATATTACCATAGTATTATGGATAGCACATGCATAGGTATAGGCAGTGTTTGCATGAGATGCATGAAGTATGGTATTATCGGTTGGAAACAATTTCTTATGTTCTGTAAAATAAATATAAATGTTTAAGGTTCTTGTACATTCATATTTAGAATATTTGTGACATACATATAACCATGAATACATTAAACGAATCCTCTCATCCATGTCCGTCTTGGCGATAGGGTTTAATACGCCCACATGTATTAGGATTGTGCGTCCTAACAAGGAACACGTATATATGGTTTGACTATGCATAGATGTATGAATTACATTTATAATTTCATCTGGTATAAATACACTTTTACTTGGATAGGTCATATCTTTATGTATGGTGTTTACCTTGCATTTATGCATAATACGTTTTGAATATTTTATACCTTCTAATATATCACGATATATGCGTAACAATACAGATTCTTCATTCATACCAATCGTTATTTTAGGTTTATACGGAATCAACTCTGGTATCCATAACATGACTTTCTCATACTCTTTGGAAATCATATAGTATATTCGTTTATCTTAATTCTTTCCTTATCTCCATTAATTCTTCATATGGTTTAGGTTCAGAGGCTTTTACGAATTGATTAAGCAGTGCGGATTTTGTAGCCAATAATGTTTGTTTTAGTTCTGGATTTTGATTGAATTTGGCCAATAACGCTTTTTTTAAAATAACCGTATGGCGTCCACTGTAAAAATTGGGGTCTATTTTGAGTTCAGTTGGTCGTAGACGTTCTCCTTTATGCTTACCTAACTTGCTACCAGCCTCTTTCGCTAGGAAAGGGTCTTTGGACATGTCTTCGTTGGGATTCGCGTCCAATGCAAATTTTAAATAAAAATGTGGATTGTTTTCTTTAAATTTAGAGGCTTGATAATAATGTTCAATGGAATTCCATCGGTGGTCATCTAAGTCAAAGGGAGATATCCAAGCGTTGTCTAATTTTCGTCGCCAATGTGGAATGTTTTTTAATTCCACAAAATCTAAGGAAGCCTCGTTGTCTATCTTTTCTCCTACCCCTTTACCAGGTGCCGGTTTGTCTGCGGATTTATGATAAAATTGGAATACCGCATTATCCATTATACTTGTATCTGGTGAAGGAAGTCTTTTCTTCATTGTATTCATAAATTCTTTAAATTCTGGTATGATATAAAATGGACCTGCTAAACGTTCCATGCATTTCTCCATAATCTTGAGTTTAACGTCATACGATAATTCTTTAAATGATAAGGCACCTCTATTTTTATAAGTAATGACCCTATAATGAGAGCCACTGTATTCTAATAAAATATAATGTTCTGGATTAAATACACCCGCCTTTTGTAAAATAGGGTCATTTAATTGACCACACAATATGACATTGTCCATGTCTTTGGAAGTGTATTGTTCTGAACTAAATAAAATAAATTTTATATTCAACGCACGTTCCAAGGTTGAAATCGCCCACGTATCCCCCCAAAAATCACACGTTTTAATTTTAGAAATAAATGCATCCAAACTATCTACACCCACCATAAATTGATATTCTTTGGACATTTCCATTTCATTTGCGTAAGCTTGTTTTGCCGTCGTATGCGACGACTTCAATCCTTCGGCTTGTTTGGTTAAAGACAAGAGCACCTCTCTATCTTTTGTAGCCTTGATGCGACGAGTTATTTCCTTGTATTCTTTTGCGTATTGCTTAATCTCTTTTATAGTTGCGTGTAGGTTGCTTTGTATCGTACGATACAAAAAAAGGTAATTTTGAAATACTTCTTCCGTACATTCCTTTGCTAAAATATCCCTCATTTCTTTAACGGTTACCATAGTACCGATGGTGTTTAATCCATCTCGTATAGAAGCAAATAAACATTCCCCTCCGCCTTCATTTTCAATGATACTATAATTGTTATTATGCATAAATCGTTCAATCCAATTCTTAGCGGATGTTTTCTTATATGCCTTTGTTTCTTTTAAAGATTGTTCCATCTCGTCTTGTAAAGACATTGGGATAAATGACTCTGGTCTATCTTCTACCGTTGAAGTATCCAGGTTAGGAGTAATTGCATTTAAATAATCCGGTGTAACAAAGGAATACAATCGTAACGGATTCATTTTATCCACATCCATATCTCCGTCTTGATCTAACATTTCATATTGTCTTTCCATCTCTATTTCATAGAGCCCGATTTGAGCATATACCTTATCTCGTACTATACTATATACGGGATAATATATGACATTCTTTTTAGACGAATCTTGTTGGTCTATATAATTATATTTGGGTCTGCCTAATGCAATAACCATAGTTCTATCTAATACATGCGTTTGATATAATTGGGCTTCAAACTCAAGGTCATCTACATCTAAAGTATTCGTTTCTGGATATTGTATAGTTGTATCTAGATTGGATATAATCATACTATAGTTGTATAAATTATTAAATCCTATTTACACGCCATTTATACTATCTACCATATCCATATGTTGAAATATACTCTTTGCAGATAAAGATACATATTCTTTCGGTTTTAACGAAGCGATACGTTTTAGGTTGCCTTGTAGTTCAGTCCATTCGTCCGAGATATGTATGTAAGTTTGTCCAGTGAGATATAATATACTTTCTAATTCAGTTAATTCATCTACAAACTCGGTCTGATTTTGTATACATATTCGTTTCAATATTTCGTTTTGAATGAAAAGAAGAATCGTATTGATTTCAACGACATTTACTATACCATAAGGTATAAGATGAACGAAAAATGCTCCGGTCGTTCTGCGTTTTAAATTGTCCTTATTGTTTTTACAAAATTGTTCATATTCATTGGTTGAATTATGATACTGTATTTGTAGTATAGACTCTCGGAAGCATGCCACACGGTCCGTGATTGTATCCTGTAAAAAAGCATAGGTATGGTATACTTTTGAATATAACGTTGCATATAATTTTGAATATATCATTACACTGCTTAAAATATGAAACATTATATTATTTAATTTATCTAAATCCTCTAAATTGTAGTGTTCATTTTGTATAACATTTAACTCATGTATAAGTTTAGGATATAACTGGTCATACGTCGTATCTGTACACATGTTTAATAATTTTCGTATAGTATCAATGGATACGTCTATACCACTACGCGTCGTCATCGGAGTCGTTTTAAACGATGATTTATGGATACTTTTGGTTTCTTTTGAATTATTTACAACATGCATACGCGGAGGACTACATACCTCATTATAAATAACTTGTATCATGGTTAGTACAGATTCGTTTAATGGAACCCGTATACATGTTTTCTCAATGGTTTGAATCTCTTGTATGGTATATCGTTCTATAGTAGAATCTAACATATTCCATATATGGATATGGTTTCTAAATCCTTTCTATCATGAATCAACTATGAATCCGAAAATAAATGTATCCATCAATATTATATATTGTATGAGTAAAAAAACATTGAAAACCAAAATGAAAAAAAAATATAGAATTGAAAGCGATGTCTTGGGTGAAATAAAAGTGGAGGATGATAAATATTGGGGTGCTGAAACACAAAGGTCTATAATACATTTTTCTTCCATAGGACAAGAAAAAATGCCTACTGAATTAATAATTATTTATGCCATGTATAAAAAATGTGCTGCAATAACAAACAAAAAATTAAAATTATTTAAACATGATAAAATACCGAATGTAATTATAAAAGTATGCGATGAAATTATGTCCGGAAAAATGGAGGATCAATTTCCATTACACATATGGCAAACGGGTAGTGGAACCCATACCAATATGAATGTAAATGAAGTAATTTCTAACAGATGTATTGAAATATTAAAAGGTAAAAAAGGGTCAAAAAGTCCGGTACATCCTAACGATGATGTAAATAAATCACAGTCGTCCAATGATAGTTTCCCAACCGTATTGTACATGACCACTGCGTTATTGATACATAAAAAATTACTTCATTCCGTGGAGTATCTTATCAAAGGTTTAAACATAAAAAAAAATGAATTTAAGAATGATATTAAAATAGGAAGAACTCATTTACAGGATGCTACCCCGATTAGTTTTGGACAAGAATTTTCTGGTTATGTGGCCTTGATAGAAGATTCCCATGACCAAATTAAAAAATCTCTTGAAGGGTTGTACGAGTTGCCTGCTGGCGGTACTGCTGTAGGAACTGGTATAAATACTGATCCAAAATACGGGACAATGGTTGTATCTGAAATACGTGCAATAACACGTCTTCCATTTAAGAGCGCCAAAAATAAATTTTCTATTTTATCTTCACATAACGCGATTCTAATCTGTAGTTCTTCTTTAATGTTACTAGCAACCAACCTTAGGAAAATTGCGGAAGATATACGATGGATGGCATCTGGTCCAAAAACAGGATTGAAGGAAATCATATTGCCGGCGAATGAACCAGGTTCTTCTATCATGCCTGGAAAAATTAACCCCTCTCAATGTGAGGCTACTCTTATGGTTTATTTAAAAGTAATGGGCAATCATACAGAAATCGTAAACGCAAATTCACAAGGTAATTTTGAATTAAATACCTATAATCCATTAATGGCCTATAATATAGTTCAATCCATTAAATTATTAAACGATATATGTATAAATTTAACAGATTTTTGCATATCCGGTATACAAATAAACAAAAAACAAACACAATACAACGTAGACAATGCGTTAACTATAGTTACCGCGTTAAATCCCTATATAGGATACGATAACGCTTCAAAATTAGCAAGATATGCTTTAGAACATGATATTAGTTTAAGAGAATCCAATAAAAAATTAAATTTTATGGATGACCAATTGTTAGTTCAACGATTAGATGTTTCAAAAATGATTTAATACAATTTTTATTATGTTTTAATTTTGTTGTAATTATTGAGGTCATCCATTCCGCATATATCACATTGAGATTGCAATTCAAATTGAATTTTTTTTATTTTTCGCGTTTTATTCATATATTATAGAATACATATTATTCTCTTATCCATAAACGTAGTGTAGTTGAATCAACTTAAATAAATAATATTAGTTTAATATTATGAATCCATCCAATACAGTGGAATCCTACGAAGAATGGGATCAATTTGATTTACACCCACACGTATTGCGAGGTATATATGCGTATGGATTTGAAAAACCTAGTATCATTCAACAAAAATCAATTCGTCCTATCTTAGAATGTAAAGATGTTATCGTACAAGCGCAATCGGGTACAGGTAAAACGGGGTGTTTTACAATTAGTACGCTAGCGTTGATAGACACAAGCGAATCCTCTATACAAGCTATACTTTTATCCCCTACCCGCGAATTGGCGATGCAAACCATGGATGTATTAAATGCAATGGGGAAATTTATACCTAAATTTAACTCGGTGTTGGCGGTCGGAGGTACCCCCTTGGATGGATGTATCCAAGAGATACACACGAAAAACCCGCAAGTCGTTGTAGGTTGTTCTGGACGTATATACGATTTACTCCGAAGAAACGTTCTTGTACCCGATAAGATAAAATTAATCATTATAGATGAAGCGGATGAAATGATGTCCGATGGTTTCAAAGAACAGATTTATAATATTTTTCAATACATGCCAACGAACGTACAAGTTGGGTTGTTTAGTGCAACTTTACCCGATGATATTGTTACACTCTTTGATACATTTATGAGAAATCCAGTTAAGATTTTGGTAAAATCGGAACAATTGACCTTGGATGGAATATCTCAATATTATATAAATCTTGAACAAGATGATGACAAATATGAATGTTTAAAGGATATTTATAGTACATTTACCGTATCTCAATGTATCATTTACTGTAATAGCGTTCAACGTGTTCAATATTTATACGATACAATGTTGGCGGATCATTTTCCAGTTACAGCGATCCATTCCAATATGGATAAACTTGCCCGTATTGAAAATTATAAACATTTTAGAAGCGGAAAATCAAGAGTGCTTATATCATCCAATGTCACTGCACGCGGAATAGATATACAACAAGTCAGTACCGTTATTAATTTTGATATTCCATCCTCGGTAGAAACCTATTTACATCGTATTGGTCGTAGCGGACGTTGGGGTAGAAAAGGGTTAAGTATTAATTTTGTTACCCCTCGTGATACAAGATATATTCAGCAAATTGAGAGACATTATTCCATACACATTCAAGAGATGCCAACCGATTGGTGTGATGCTTTGAAAGAATAAGGTAATATACATTGTATTTTATCTTACTAATGTACAATGGACGAAACCACACACGACCCAATGAACTTTGCTGGATTTCGTATTCCATTAGCCTATCATTCGGATAAATGTACGATTAAACCAGAAGTATCCAAAGATTTAGAACTTAAAAGTGGACCTCATCCTTTGTATGAATCCTTATTGAACGCAGACGATGATTTTAAAAAACTAATCATTCCACAATTATCCAGATGGTACACTACGGATACTATCTTTTTGAAGGATACGCAACATATTTTAAAAGGTCCTTTGCCAGCCCATCCCAGTTATTATAAGATAATGAATATTTATAAAACGATTGAACCCAAACACGATACCTTTTTAGAACAATATCATTACATTGAATGGAAACCGTTCCAGTCGCTAAATACAAATCAAAGTGTAATGCAATGTATGAGTGTTTATAACATTTGTTCCCCTATCCTTTCACTTGCATTGCCCATATTTATGTTGATTATTCCATTATTTATGATAAGATTACACGGGATTCAACTATCGTTCCATAGTTATATTCAACATCTTTTGGTGGTTTTGAAACATCACAGTATAGGACAAATATTTTTTATACATCAAGCCACCTTAGATAAACAAATATTCATATTGATATCCTTTATTTTTTATTTCATTCAAGTTTATTTCAACGTTCAATCCTGTGTAAAATTTATAAAAAACATGACCCATATACACGATTATATATTTGCAGTTCAAGATTATCTTACCGCTACGCTGTCTTCTATAGACTCTATACAATCGTGGAATGTATATCCTTCGTATAAACCATTTTTAGAACATTGTAATACAAAAAGAGTGCTCATGCATACGATATGTAAAGAACTACAACAAGTCACTCCTTTTCAATATACAGGCTCAAAATTATTGCAGTTAGGTAAAATTATGCGTATATATTATTTATGTAATACCGACCGTGCGTGGAAAGAGACCATTCAATATAGTATTTATTTTAATTCTTATATACATTCTTTGTCTTGCATTAAGGATAAACTACAACATAAATCTTTACGTTTTTGTAAATATAGTAAAAAGAAAACATATTTCAAAGGTATATATTATCCACATATCGAGAAAGAACTCGTCGTACACAATGATGTTTGTTTATCCACCAATATTCTCATTACAGGACCAAATGCCGCGGGTAAAACAACCTTATTGAAAACGATTATGCTCAATACTATATTATGTCAACAATTCGGGTGTGGTTATTTTAATAAAGCACGCCTACAACCCTATCATGTTCTAAGTAGTTATATTAATATACCAGATACATCGGAAAGAGAAAGTCTCTTTCAAGCAGAAGCAGTGCGATGCAAAACTATATTAGATGACATCCTTTGTAATAAAGAGAGACGACATCTTTGTATTTTTGATGAATTGTTTTCAGGTACAAACCCATATGAGGCTACAAGCGCCGCGAAGGCTTACCTAAAATATATTCACAAACAAAACAATGTACGTTTTTTATTGACCACTCATTTTGTAGACATGTGCAAACAGTTGAAGGATGAATGCGATATATGTAATATGCACATGCAGGTAGAAAAAGATATGTATCATTCCTTTATATATACGTATCGTATCCTAAAAGGTATATCTAGTGTAAAAGGGGGAGTTAAAGTGTTGAACGATTTGAATTATCCACAAGAAATTATAAAGGATTGTTTATGTGAAATCAATCGTCATAATTAATTCGTTAGATAAGAGTAATAATAGTAGGACTATTCATTAATGATGGATAACCTACTAATAGGTATATGTATTTTATTGTTAGGCGTAATGTTTTATTATTTTAATGGTCGTTTATCTATACTTGAATCTACAATAGTAAAACAAAATCACGTCTTATCGGATTTTATTACCAATGTTAAGAGTAATACAAGCGTGAAAGACTCTGTCCAAGATAATACGAGTAACCATGGGGCAACCCTTGAAGCCATGCATGTTGCAAAGGGACATGGGAATGCTCTAGATATGGAGTATATTGAGGTAACGGATAGCGAGGACAATGACTCAACCTCCTCGGAGGACACCGTATCCAATACGGTAGAACCGTCCGAGGTTAAAGTCATACAATTAGGAGAGATAACGGACAGTCGTACTCTGGATACCTTATTTAAAGAAAATAAGGTAGAACCGTCTGTGGTTAAGGTCATACAATTAGGAGATATAACGGACAGTCGTACTCTGGATACATTATTTAAAGAAAATACGGTAGAATCCTTGGAGGAAGATGACGATGGTATTACGGTGGATATACACGATGGTTCAACTATAGATTATTCTAAAATGAAAATAAGTCAATTGAGACTTATTATCGCAGACAAGGGTATCGTTCCAAAAGGCAAAAAGAAACTAGATTTAGTGAATGCTTTACAAGAGACTAATTTATAATATTTTGAATAATATATGTGTGACAAATGTCAAAATGGTTCAAACAATATACATATGAATTATCCTCCTATCATGGCGGATGGTCGTAATTTTACAGCGTGGCAACCTGGTTCTAAACTTAGCGCAGATATACGTAAACAATCTAACCTTAAGACCAACTGGCAATATCGCCAATATATGCAAGATAACGCAGATAAAATCATAGCCTACAATCAACTTGCCTCTTGTGACCAATGTGGTGCATGTCCAATGAAGTATGGCGTACAACCCAAACACACCACCAACACCCCCGTCGTATTTTCCTCCATTGATGTGTCACAAACGCTTGGTTATCCAAATAGCGATTTAAAAAGCCAATATTTATCTAAATACCAATTAGAACGTAGATTATATACACCTGTGTTAACACAAGAACAACTTTTACGTGACGGTTATAAAAACTATAATTGATTATAATATAAACGGATTACGATATGACATCGTATGATATTAAGTATAGATATTGGTATAAAAAATTTATCTATATGTCTTATTGCCTCTGATGGTAGTATTCGTGATTGGGATATCCTTGACCTCACGAATACTACGATTCATTCTTGTAACTATTGTATGAAACACAAACGTTGTACTAGTCGTGCCATTTATACCATTGCCGGTAAAATGTATTATTGTAATAGACATATTACAAAGTGTATTCCTTCTATCCGTATTGCACCGCCTGAATATTATAGTCTTTTAAAAAAAACATCTTTGATGAAAACAAAAAAACTGAATCATATGTTTGAGTTGAATGTATCGGTAGAAGAATTAACGAATCACATATATCAACATTGTGCCACCAAAGTAATTAAACCCGTTTCAGCAAATGACATGGATTTAATTAACATTGGAAAGACCTTAAGTACAACGTTGACCAACCGTTTAACGTGTATAAACGATATACACACCGTATTGATTGAAAATCAAATTAGTACGATTGCAAGCAGAATGAAATGTGTTCAAGGAATGGTAGCCCAATTTTTTATTGAAAAATCAATTTATAACATTCTATTTATATCTAGTATAAATAAACTAAAATTGTACGACGTTCCAAAAAAAACGTATAAAGAACGTAAAGCCTCGGGTATTCTTGTTGTGCTTGATTTGTTGGAGAATTCCATAAATCATACATGGTTGTCTGTATTTCATACACATAAAAAAAAAGATGATTTAGCAGACTCTTATTTACAAGCGCTATGGTTCATTCATACAAAAACATAATTGCGTTTTACTCTACTTAAAATGATATCACTCTTTGTTAATATGCAAACGGAAACAATTGTATTGAATGATACAGACATACATATACCGATTCAATCTAACTCTATTAATTTTGGTGGGGGTATTGAACTTTTAATGAATGAAAAACGCAGACCGGATAAACATACTGACCTAATGGATATAAATATAAGTGATTTAAATGAACTTGAAACGGAACTTAATGAACTTACAGAACCTACCGTAATCAAAGCATCTACAAAGTCGGATATGTTTAACTATATGTTGAAACAACCGGCGCCTGTAGAGAGTAAACCAATTACGATGAATCTTCCAGATAACCCAGAACCTTCCATCGGTCGTTCTACGGCACAGTCTCATTTTGAAACCAATACAAACGACTATTCCAAATTTAACGTATCCATGGACCCTGATATTCCAGACGTGTCCGATAAATCGCCAGAAGACATTCTCAGAGAGAAATTTACATTCTTAAATAAATTGGAAAATTTAGAACGCAAAGGGGTTCGTCTTACCAAAAAGTACAGCATGGATTCAAACTTGGATGAAATGAAAGGTGAATATGAATCCATTATAGCTGAGAAAGAAAAGTCAAATAGTATGAAATTTCAAGGCAAAATGTTGATGGCCGCCATTACGGGTATAGAATTTTTAAATAATCGTATAGACCCATTTGACATTAAACTAGATGGATGGAGCGAACAAATCAATGAAAACATTGAGGATTATGATGATATATTTGCAGAATTACACGAAAAATACAATTCTAAAGTGAAACTAGCTCCTGAATTAAAATTATTGTTTCAATTGGGAGGGTCCGCCATTATGGTCCATATGACGAATACGATGTTTAAATCCGCTTTACCCGGTATGGATGATATTATGAGACAAAATCCTGAACTCATGCAGCAATTTACACAGGCGGCTGTAAATTCAATGGGCGAACAGAGTCCAGGATTTGGTGGATTTATGAATAATATCATGAAAAATGACCCTAAACCGACGGAGAATGGGCATCCGCCTAATCCAATGAAAACACGGTCGGATAAGAGTACCCGATATGCTGTAAATCCAAATCGTCCAGACCTTTCAGCCGCAAGAACACAAGATGGTTACGACATTCATGATACATTTGAATCGGTTCATGAGATCAGTGCACCGCGTTCCACAAACCAAGACCGCCCAAGACCTGAGATGAAAGGACCCAGTGACATTGACGACCTTTTATCTGGATTGAAACCTAAGACCTCCAAGTCTAACGAACCGACCGAACCTATGGTTATACCTGTAAAAGAGGGTAGTACCGTAAGTATTCAAGACCTCCGAGAATTACAATCGGCGAATATACCATCTCGTTCAAACCGTCGGAAAAAAAGTGAAAAAACCAGTATTAGTTTAGATTTTTAAGGTATTCCTTGAATTCAATATATATGTATACAGGATTCAAGATATCTATAGAAAATATAGAAGTTGTAGAGATGTCCGCAATTCCAGCTTGAAGGAACGGTATGCATTGATATGGTTGTAATTTTAACTCGCTTACGTTTACAGTAAATTTACGTTTCCCAACAAAAATATCGTATGTTTCTTTTCCGAATAGGTCGTGTATGGAGAGAGAGTGATGAACATGTAAAACATTCTCGTCGTCTTTGAATATACCGTTCGGTAAGATTGGTTCTATATTCACTACCACGTTACACGTTTCATTTAAAAATTCTACTTGTTCATGCCACAATGGAATATAATAGGTTTCTTCTTGAATCACTAAACTATATATGTCATGGTTCAATAAATTATCAAGGGTGGGTTGTAACGTAACACGATAGGTATCCCCCTCTCTATGTAATGGACTCTTACGATAATAATCTAATATAAGTTGTTGTAGTAAGGCATAGGACTCTTTATCCAATTGTAGTTTAAACTCTGTGATAAAATCCATCATATAACGTACACAGTTATCCTCTTGTAGACCCAATACCGTGTATAGATACTCCTTCATTTCAGATACATTGGGTTGTACGTAACGGGTTGGATCGTTTATCCATTGTATTACATATTTATAGGCATCCTGTATTTCTATAAATGTTATTGTATCCATCCCTGTATCCTGTTTTAATTTATCTGGATGGTATTTACGAGCTTGACGAAAATAGGCAGCTTTGACCTCTTTCTCTGTTAAGGATTTACAACATTTTAATTCAAGTAAATTACACGCCTTTTGTATCTCCATGAATTGTATTTATTATATGAAATATAAATCGCTCTAAATGATAAATAGGACGATAATTATTATTGTAATAATACAAAAAACGATAGGTTTGTATAAGCATAGGTGTAATTTGTTGGGGTGTAACTATTTTTTGTACTATAACATTGGATAGAATATACCATATACAATCCATTACATTTAGATTGTATATTAGGATATCATACATTCGGTCTCGGATTTCGCTGTATTGAGGCGTTCGGATGCATTCTAGGATTTGGTCGCAAAGGGTAGTATAAGGATGCATGATAGGATAAGGTACATGGTTACAATACTTTAATGTCGTAATGTCACTTGTGACGGACGTATTGCGTCGTACAATTGTATTATGGGATTTACTAGGACGCGGAATGGAAATGACCCTACATCTATCCACAATTTTGTCTGGAATAAAACTTATATGTTCCGTTAATAATATATATTTAATATTCACCTCGGTGTACGTTAATGTCTGCATATAACTATAAAATACTTCTAATAATTCATTATGTATGTCATGAAAATTTTTACATACGATTATACCCGTACGACAAGGTCTTGCTTGTAATATTTCCATAATATGTAGATAGATCTCTCCCCATAATACTTTTGCATTACATCCTAATAATTCCATATCTACTTCAAAATGAATATCACTTATTTTCAAGGTATACGTACTGTTCCCAACGATATTCGTAATTCTACGTTCGTATTTTAAATGAGACGGTGAATATTTGAGTATGGATTTTAACATTTGTGTATATTTACCAGAACCCTTTGGTCCATAAAAAATCAAACTTTGTAAAGATTGAATCTCCAGTGGGAAACGATTATATATAGTATTTAATTTTGGATGTAATGGATTATTCTTTTCTAATTGTATATATTCCTCAAAATGAGACATTGTATAACTCATACTAAGAAGAGCGAATTGTCTTTAATATAATCCTATAGTATGAACGATTTATCCAGAATTATAATATTTTCAATACTCCTTCTTTTATCAAGTGGATTTTATTCATTTGCAAATTTTAGGAAAATAAAGTAAATGGTAAAATCAATATAATATCTCAAAAATTTTTAATTATACTTGCAATGGCGGTAGGGTTTGCAAGTATAGAATATTTGTTCAAGATACCCGGATTTATATTAATAAAAGATGTATTGAGTCCGGTACAAATACAAATGGTATGGTTATTTGCGACTTCTATAAGTGTTATATTATTTCAAAAGTTATACTTGAAACAAATCATACAACAACACTCTTACATATCCTTTGCTCTTATCTTTGCCATTTTAATAATTGAAATGTATAGTAAATGAATATAAATCAATAGGAGTTATATAGTTTACAACATGAATGTTTATTTAGAATTAGAAGACATTCAACCAAGATATATCCATATATCTAATCCTGTAAAAAATACAGTACTAGATAATAGTATGTTTATGAGAATATCCTATAGTAATAATATTTGTAGTATGAACTGTATGCATATTCATTTAAATTTGAATGCCGTGAGAGTATTCAAATATTTTAATAGATACACCTATGAATTTAAATATGAGAATAACCTGAATAATATTGAAACACTATCCAATCTAGAACATTATATATTAGACTCTTTAAATATAGATAACTTACAAAAAACAATACGAATCAAACCACAGTTTATTCACAATAAAATACACATACATACACAATCCTCGTGTATGTATCCAAATACTCCATTACTTATTTTAAAGATATCCGGTATCTGGTTATCCTCTACCCATTATGGATTGACGTATAAATTTATACATGGTCTTACCCATCCGTTGAAAAATATTTTAAAATAATATTCATTATAAGTATAACCATGCTATTCGTTATGGTCAATAAATAATTAACCGATAACAGCCTACGATTGTAACTGTCCATAACTTCAGATGTTTTCATGGAATTCTGCATGTAATCGTAGGCTATCCATAATTGTAGGAGTATTAGAAAGAAAGATACATTGCTATACATTGAATATTCGGTGGCTACTTCTCCTTGATTAATATTTTTGAAATACTGTGCATTTAAAACGATTAACCATGTCAATAACCCAATCAATAATAAGGATGGTACGGATTGAGTAAATAAACTTTTTACAAAAGAGACTGAATCCGTTTTCAACGTATCCATTTTGCTTATAACGGCAAAGGATGAAAACATAATTCCTAACGTGGCCATCATAATCATGCCATAACTCCATAAAGAGGCAGAGGCGGGTCCAACGTTTATATTGGACGAGGTAGGTTGAATCATTTTTATTATAACTCCGGTGATAGCCATAAATATAATTAATGAAGTAGTATAGGATGCCATGAAGTCTATGCTATATTGTGATTATATTATTGCGAGGAATAAATAAATTATTATGATAGCCATATATATCATTAATAAAGTAATATAGGATGACATGAAGTCTATGCTATATTGTGATTATATTATTGCGAGGAATAAATAAATTATTATGATAGCCATATATATCATTAATAAAGCAATATAGGTTAACACTATTTATATGATATATTGCGAGGAATAATAAATTATTAGTATAATATAATAATAATGTTTAATGTAAATATGTCACATCCATTGATACCTAGAGAACAAACTTATTTGCTTTCTCGTAAGTTTGTTACTATACATTCGGAAGACAGAGATATTATTAAATACCCAGAGGCGAACGTGTTTGATATAAAGCTTCCGCAAATCCTGGAAAACGTACAATCTATGCGTCTTGTATCCTATTCTTTTCCAGATATGTTTTATACGTTTAGTTCAGAGTATCAAAATACAAAATTATCCTTTGTGATAAAGGTGGACACCATTGAATCGATATATTGTGAGGATATTATCACCATTGAAATTCAACCAGGTAACTATACCATTACACAATTAACAAACGAAATTCAAACCAAAATGAACTATTGTATTACTCAAAACATAGGAGAACCTTACAATGAGATGAAAGTAACCTATGACCTCGTTGGACAACGTATAATGTTTGGAAACGTACAACATCCCTTTATATTATTATTGAATCGTAAAGAATGTTATAAAGATGTATGCAAACAACCGAATATGTGGGAATTACCCGTTAAATGGGGTTTGGGGTATTATCTTGGATTTGAACGAGCGACTTATATATCCACATGTTTAGAAAAGAGTGTTTCTTTTAATTATTTAGAAAATAATCCTATATGGTTGATGAATACAAATGGAAATATTTATTTAACGATTGCTCCGTTTACACCCGAGATTGAAGGAGAGTCTGTATTTTACATGGAAATAGAAAAATATAATTCAATGGATGAACTTAAACTGTATCCTCTTAATACAAACGGTAACGAAAACAATACCTATGCAGGATATGTTAATTCAGCCTTTGCTAAAATAAACGTCAATGAGTTTAAGTCGTCGTACGATACAACTAATTTACATATACAAAACTTTATCTATTTTGATGTTCCGGAAGAAAAAATATCTAAACTTCAATTTAAATTTAGATACCATGATGGTAGGCTTGTAAACTTTTCGCGATTACCGTTTAATTTTACATTGGAATTCAATTGTCTAAAAAATGAGATTTGGAAATCTTATAAAATTCGTATACCTGAATACTAGAATAAGTGACCTCTAACATCTCTTTTGCCTTCGCGATTTCCGCGATTTCCGTTTTTTCCGTTTCGTTTTCCGTCCACCTTTCTTTTTTCTTTTTTCAATTTCTATTAAAACTTGTTCTTTTTCAGCTTTTGTTAATTTTAGGTTTGGAGTAATAATATCATCTATATCGTGAATGAATTCATATTCTTCTTCGTCTATTCTATTTAACGCGGTTTGAATGTTACGCCTATTCATGTCAGGTTCACTCGCAACTCTTTCATCCTCTATGACGGCTGGAAAAATATCTTTACTTTTACAATCTAACTCTGTCTTGCATAATGGACATTGTATCATTACCTTTTTACGAAATGGAGATTTAGCACTGTTACAATACCAATTAAACAATCACGATGAAATTTATGTTCACATATGGTTTGTAACACGTCTGTACCATTGTATAGGTCATCCAAACATATCATACATGTCTCTTTTTCCATATATATATATATATATATATATACAGATAAGTTTCTCATTGAAACTAGGATGTCCAATAAAAAAATGTATTGCCTTGCTATTCTTGACAAATTATGATTAGGTAAAAATTAAGCGTTGATATTTTCGGTGATTGAAGTATTTACCTGTATCACGATACAGGTTTTTTTTAATATAGGATTTATCAAGAATATATAAATAAAAGTCCATGGATGTAATACCATAGTATGAGTTCAATCTCCCCAAATATATTAAAGTTAACCTGCTATCTACCTTCAACATTTTTCGGTGATATTGAATTTGATGGACTACGGATTGATGTTTTTGTGTTACAATCGGATCGCCATACGACATAATTTCATCCATAATCTCTTGAGGAAGGGTTATAACCATGGTTCTTTTATAATAATTCGGTTTATACAAATACTTTCAATTTTCTGAATAATCCAGTTACCACGAGAGTTTTATGTACGTGCCTCGTCAAATCAAATCATGAATTGAAGTACCATAGGTTTGAATGTCAAATAAAGGAAGGTGGACGGCATCGTTCGTTGCGTGTTTTAAGGGTGCACACCAATGGGTTGAAGTGATACCCTTTAAAAATGCATTCTTGCGTTTGTGTTGATTGTCTTCTGTATTATCTTTATGTTCTTTTGGCATGTATGAAACGTATTGTACGATTCTCTCTTCTGTGTTTCCAATGTCACCGCAATGGTTTTGATGGAACAATCTAGAGTCCCATATTACCAAGGACCCTTTTTTTACAGAAAGACTGGTTTGAACGAGAGGTTTACAATACTCTTCATGGATGATATTAAAGTTGCTGGTGCCTTTTAAATTATATTGTTGTACATACGCATCATATATTAAATGTGTGTTATCGCATACTTTCATTGTTTTATGTTCATTGTCCGTCAATGAAACGAATCCTTGATAACAACGAAAGGAGGTATCGTTTGGGGATTGGTCGGTATGCATCCAGTAGTCTTCATAATGATCGGTTGGGGACATGTAGCACATACCATCAAAGGATACAATCAAGTCCTTTGTATTCCAAATGTGTTGAAAGATATCTATTACATTCGGACGCGTACGAATATACCATGCGTGTTCTTGATGTCCTGCATTGTGTGTTTTGATAATCCCATGGTTACCTACAGGTATAGAGTTCGTTTCTTTCCATACGCGAAACAATTGCGTGGCATGATGGACTTCATCGGTTGACAATACGTCATCTATGACAACATAACCGTGTGTTTTTAAATAGTCCATACCATTGTTATGAACGATTATTTATATCCTTTACACCGAGGTGTTGAGAGATGTAAACAACACCATTTCTAATCGTTTATAATTTAAAGTATGTATGCTACCATGATTCAAAATATCACCTATACAAATATGCATTTCTTGAAAGGTATCCATCATAAACAAGGTTCTAAATAAATCTTTATAACTTGGGTCTTTCCCTAAAAACAATAACAAGTGGCTGACTATACTATTGTCTTGTTTCATACGGTCATATATCTTCGTAAAGTGTGAAACCGTTTTATCGTATAATGTATCTATTTTATTTGCAACCTCTTCATCGTTCCATTCCATCATTTGGAATGCTTGTAACAATTGAATACGGTACAAGTCGTCGCTGTCTACTTGCTTATACGTACAAAGAAAGGATGCATCGTAGAGTTTATTCATTATCCTTCATTACAATCGTTTATTTAAACAATTACTTTAACTATTGTTGGATTGATCGCGTGTGAGTTGTCGTACGGGAATACCTCCTCGTATCCATCCATCGGCCGCAATGCCTTCAATCAAATTCGCAGGATTGTTAATGGTGGCTTGTAACGACGGTATCAACGGTGTATAATTGGAATGTGTTAATTCTGAACTTGGATTCACACTCTTTCTATTATTTGCAAGTTCACCTTGTTGTAACTGTGATTCCGCCATGGCATCGTTCACACCACGACCAAGATAAGGTACCGTTATAAATGGACGTTGTAACAAACTTATTTTACATTTGTTACGTGACAAATCACTAAGGGTTAACGTTGAATTCTCATCAATATTACAACCACCTATACCAACGGTGTGACTACCCGTAAAATTAATGGCAGGTTGGGCGGTTGCAAAGTCAATGACATTGGTCATTGGACATTGTGGTTTATAATTCATTAACCGATAGTTTGCGGCGGCTGTATCTTGAATATTTTGCTGACTAAGGTCATACATGGAATCCCCTATACGCGTGGTTGTGTTAAAAGTATACATGTATATATATTATATTTTAATTCTTTAATATTATTCAATTCAGAACCCTTATCAAGTACTCAACGGGAAGCCTATCAACCGTGGCCGCCAGCCACCACCACGTTGTCGTGACTTGACTTTGGACTTGCGTTTGGACTTGACTTTGGACTTGACTTTGGACTTGCGTTTGGACTTGACTTTGGACTTGCGTTTAGACTTGCGTTTAGACTTGCCTTTGGACTTGCCTTTGGACTTGCGTTTGGACTGATTTAAGATAAATTGTACCATATCTTCGGTAGAACGATCTCCATCATATTGGGTCATATAGTCCCCGCTAATATAATATATAGTAGGAACGCCTTTACCTTGAACATCTTGTCCGCTTTTATGGCGTACAAGACTAGATGTATCAATATTAGCATCTACTACATATATGTCCGTGCCGGAGAGGGATGGATGTTGGTTTAATCCATTCCAAGACTCTTCCATTGCAATACAATGCCCACAGGTCGGTGAATAATACCTCAACAATACATCTTGTGTATCAAGAATACGATTCATTTCTTCCACATTTTCTGAATTCATCCGAACGAACATATATAATATATTAATATTATATATCATAGATGATTGAACCATTTAAACTATTCCTAGCGATAATTGTAATGTTATTAGGTTTATATTATTATACCGTAACTGGATATGAAAACTTTACGAACCAAGGTTCAATGCGTTGTCCTGACCTATTGATTCAAAAAGGAACAAAATTTTACTTGTATAATTCAAACTTAGCCAATGTACCTGGAGTGAATCCTGTAACCTTTGAGAACTTGGAGGAATATACTGAATTTATAGAATGGCAACGTAGTCAGGGCATACGTTGTCCTGTCTTGTACGTACAAGAGTCTTACGATGCACAAGGGAATAAGGTATATAAACCACACGCCTCTCCTACAAATATTCAAGGTGGATTAACGAATTATCCAATCGGGGCAGCGCCCCTCACAAAATTAGTGGATGCCTCTCGTTCCAGTTCGGATAGTATATATAATAAAAATAGTTACCCAGGGTTTGACGGACAAGACCAAACCATCGGTACGAATACTCCTTTAGACTTAATGTATCATAATACTTCCTCCGTTAGTCCAAACCCAATGGACGCAAACTGGGGAGGTCAGTCCTATACAAAAAAATTAGTAGATTCCGGTTATTATGCACAAGATTATGTCACTAAACCCACAACCGAGACGAGTTAACAAGAACTCGGTCCCTTACTAATTTCAGCTTACAACAATTCATTTCAGTTCCACTGTTACTGACGGATGTTATGACATCAATACGGAGTTTTAATAGTTTAAATGTGTAAAATACAAAAATTATTTTACGTGTTATAATAAATGGATACAATAATAAAACGTTATTTATTATTTTTAATAGGATGTATTGGAACTAGGTCATTGCTTGTGTACATTGCTAAAAATATTGGTATCAAATGGTTAAGATATATGGGATATTTAACACTACTTCCCGGCATTGGATTCACTTACATCTTTTTAACCGGTTCAAGACAAACCGGAACCGAGGTTTTCGGTGATAAAATTTGGTGGAACAATTTGAGACCAATTCACGCTTTGTTATATTTTTTATTTTCCTATAATGCCATAATAGGTAACAACCAGGCTTGGATATATTTATTAATTGACGTTATATTTGGACTAACCAGTTTTCTTGTATTTCATTTGTTTTTACCCCTTTTTCATTCAAAACGCCCACTTTGAATAAGAATAATTTGTAACTAAATGTAGGAAGAAAGTTAAAAGATGTAAATTATAATATGTATAAAATATGTATAAAATATGTATAAAATATATATGAACCCCACAATTGTTTGTTTAGCAAAAAAAGAACACGATTATATTGAAGAATTTGTAAAATATCACTTAGCCTTAGGGTTTAAATATATTTATTTATATGACAATGAAGATACACCTACATATGAAACAATGCTTGATAAATACAAAAATAGTGTAAAAATAATTCATTTCCCATTTAATAATTATCATACAGGAGTTCAATATGTAATATTAAGTCATTTTATAGAACATTATTTATTTAAAACTGATATAACACACGTAGCACATATAGATATTGATGAATTTATTGTTTTGAAAAAACACGAAAATATTTGTGATTTTATAAACGAATATATAGTAGGTGATTGTCATGGAATAGGTATGAATTGGAGATTTTTTGGATCATCTGGAAGAACAGAAAAAACAAACGAACCCAATACAATTCGGTTTACTATGTGTCAACGAGATGGTAATCAACATATAAAAACGATATTTAAAAAAGACAATTTTATAACATTTAATACATGCCACAATGTTGTATTTTCAAGTGGTTACACAAAATCAACAAATAACACTATTATTAATGGACCATTTAACCATAGTATTGATTTTAATATTATTCAACTGAATCATTATAAATGTAAAACATTTCCTGAATTTAAATATATCCGAACAAGACAACGAGCAGATATAAGAGGTGATATTAACGAAAATATTGAAGAATCCTTTCATGCATATAATATTAATGAAGTTGAAGATTTAACCGCATTTAATTTTTATACAAAAATGGACAGTTAAATTATTCATATTTTTATTATTTTCTTATTCAAAGTGGGCGTTTTGAATGAGAAAGGTGTAAAATAATCAAAAGTTTCCTTCGTTAAAATGCGAATAGTATTGAAGCAAATTCAATCAGTGTTTGCAAAGCAACCATAACGCCTCTTCATAAACGAGGTAGGTATGAGTTTGATAACAAGAGGTTATATTGTATGCTATAGGTTAAATGACCCCTTCATAATCTACGGGTGCTGCGTTTTGTAAGTCATCCAGTACGGGCTTAAATGTAAAGTTTTGATTCCCCGTTTGTACAATGGGAGCCATACTCGCAACTACTTCTTCTTCTAACGTTTTTGAATAGTCCTTATATTGGTCAAGCATTTGCATTTTAATTTCTTCTGCTTTATTTTCTTGGTAAATGTAAGCATTTCCAGATGCGACGGAGGCACGCTGAAGTAGGGTATATCCTGCTAATAACGCAAGAAAGCCTGCCAAGATACCTGCTGCTGGAAACATTATAAGCGCAAGAACATACACTATAATTTGACCGATAGACGTATCTATCCAAGAGGCAACGGTTTTAGGTAATGAAATGTCAAATAATATATATATAATACATATTATACTAATTACAACCGAATGCTTGGATTCATAGGTTTGTATAGACTTTATTAACTTCATATATTATGTAAATAATATTTTTTTTAATATAAAAATTGATTTGATCCACATTTTATAGCATTGAGTTAAAATGTCCGTTTCAGAACTACCCTCCAAATATTTGGGCAAGATGGGATATACGATCTATAAAGATGGATTAACTCCCAAAGAGTATAAACTTATAAAGGATCATTTAACCGTTTCCCCTTATATTCCAAAGTCACCAGTTCAACCTGAAAAATACAGAATCTATTTAGAAAGTCAACGTAAATATTATTTACCAAGATACTTTGGGATTCAACATTTTGGAGAACCCGATGCCTACTGTATTCCCAATGGCGACCCCATCCAATTGGAGTTTGTAGGTAGTCTTCGTACCAATCAATTACCCATCGTAGATGCCTTTTTATCCAAAGTAAATGACCGAACGGGTGGCGGGGGATTGTTAGATGTACCTTGCGGATGGGGGAAAACGGCCATGGCTTTATATATATGTAGTCAGTTACAGGTAAAGACCTTGGTGATTGTACATAAAAGTTTTTTGGTAAATCAATGGATAGAACGTATAGAAGAGTTCCTACCGTCGGCACGTATCGGTAAAATACAAGGAAAAGAGATTGATATCCAAAACAAAGACATTGTTATTGGAATGTTGCAATCTTTATCGGTTAAACATTATTCCGAAGATACGTTTTCTTCCTTTGGGCTTACTATCGTAGATGAATGTCATCATATCTCATCCGAAGTATTCAGTCAATCTTTAACACGAATTGTGACTAAATATACACTTGGACTTAGCGCAACCATGACGCGTAAAGATGGATTGACTCCTGTATTCAAAATGTTTTTAGGGGATGTAGTATATGCCGTGAAACGAACGACGGATGATACCGTTTTAGTAAAGACGATCGTCTATGATTCCAAAGACGATGAATTTAAAGAAACTATATACGACCATAGAGGTAACCCTCAATATAGTACGATGATTACAAAAATATGCGTTTATAATGAAAGAAGTGAGTTTATATTACAGGTGTTACAACATGAATTAACGGATACGAAAGAACAACAAATCATGATTCTTGCACAAAACAAAAGTATTTTAACGTATCTATACGATGCGATTGTACATCGTAACCTAGGAAGCGTTGGTTATTATATAGGTGGCATGAAAGAGTCCCAATTAAAAGAGACCGAAACCAAACAAATCGTGATTGCGACGTATGCAATGGCCTCGGAAGGGTTGGATATCAAAACCTTGACGACGCTGTTATTTGCGACGCCACGTACGGATATTACACAAGCCGTTGGACGTATATTACGCGTGAAACATAATCGTCCATTGATAGTGGATATATTAGATACCCACGATGTATTCAAACGTCAATATAAAAAAAGATTAGCTTACTATAAAAAAAATAAATATACAGTAAGGATAAGTGATAATACACGATATTTTTCAGATACATGGGATGCCCAGTCTGTGACGAAATCCACGAAATGTATGATATCCATTTAACATTTCCAACGGTTTCCACAACTTACACAAGTCACAAATGTAGTCATGGGTTCATCTGCCGAACGCGTCTGTAGTTGATAATAACTACAATTATTGGATTTACATTTACGACATACAAACATGTCTGTATTACCATTATGAGGGGCATATAAAGTTTCATCTTTTATTTTTTTAAATTCAATCAATTGTTTCCATTTTTCAGGTAAAAACTCTTGATGTGTCATATGACTAATTTGCATGGGGGTATATTCACCCGTTTCAATGCGTTCACGAAACGACGTATTTTGAAGGTTTCTATAGATGGTTCTAAACCGGTCAATATAGATTTGAACAAAATAAGAATTTTCCCATTTTTTTACAATGTAATTGTCAATGCATACTCGTATCGTGTAATTTAAAATACCCTTTTCAATATTTACGCTATAGATCGACGATGTCATTAACGAAGCAATCACTTTTTGGATTTTAATACGAAATTCGGTAGGGTCCTTAATGTGTATCATCTTATAGCATAATGCGTGTTTACTTTATATAGTTTCAATTTCTTCAATATTCATCATATTCTTCTTCTTGAAGCTCCGAACCATCTCCTTGGAGTGCTTCCATAAATTCAGGGTATTCTTCCTCATTTAAATCCTCTTCGGGTATCGTTGGATTTTCTTCTTGGGTAGATTCATTCTCTTCCAACTCTTCGTTTTCATCCTCCTCATATTGTATACTATCATAATGTATTGAAAGGTGTGTATCTGGAAATGTAACTGAGTTGTTGTCTTGAGAATCCTCATGATTTGAACCATCCTCTAATAAATTCTCGTAAATTTGTGTCCACGCATTCAAGGATAAATTACCAAATGTACCATCACTTTGTACTGAAATCAACGCCATTGAACCGTAATATACTTTAGTTTCTAGAGGAGCAGGTAGTTCATATTTATTGTCTTGTCCAGATTTAACGGTATCACACGACCATAATTCTACGGTATCTACATCCATCGTATGGATATACCATACATGTCTACGATGAAAACCATTTGAATTACGCAATCCACATTTTTTATAAATTGTATCTTGTGTAAGATGTTTAACATTTTGTTGTTTCATAATACCGTTTTTATCAATGACTATTATGGTAACAGACATGACTAACACAATATACTCCAAATGGTTTAAATAGGTTATAAATATAATAATTATGTCAAAAAATATATATCCAGATATTTCTCAAACTAAAATCAAGGATATAGTGAAAAAATCTCATTTCCGTTTATCCTCAACCACACACGACACCAAATTGTATAGTCAGGATGGTATATACACCTTATCCAATGATAGGATTTGTAAGTTGCAACTAGAACATGAGAATGTGAATGTACAATATCTACAAAACATAAAACTCGTTATCACAGATTCTACTATAAAAAATACACCAGTATATTCACAATTGCCACATGATTATATCGTACAACATAGTACAATCAAAAAGTATATTTCAAATCAGTATAAATCATTTATAATCGTCATGATATACGGTGAAAATGAATTAATGGATTATTATATAGAAACGAATGAAACTAACGACAATTACGTTTCATTACTCTCGTTATTAACTGATATATAATATAATGATTGGAATTATATTATGGAATAGTATTCTTTCTATATTTTTAATTGTGATCATGCATCAATTATATGTGTATTGTATAGATACTTTGACCGTTCCAAAAACAAGGGATTTGGTATATAAACCTACGAAACGATACAATGATATCATGTCCTTACCAAAACCCAACGTTGACACTTTACAAGATAGTATGCAAACCGAACTACGTGATTTTTTAAATCAAATCAAAAAAAATACATGAATGTTTTGAAGGTTAAAGAGAAATATATATATATATCATCGTAAATGTCCATAGATACCTTAAATGACAGATTACCTCGTGTTAATGTATCCTATGGACATGTACTAGATAAACCATACACTGCAGATATGTATCAGGTCGTTCCAAAAGGCATTCCCTGTCTATTGTGGTATACTTATTGTAAAGGAATGAATGTGTGTTATCTATTATATCTGGCACAAAATAATAAAAGTATACATAAGATTGAAAAGGTAATCACCTCGTTTAATTCAGAATTATGTTATGGACAAGGCACGTTATTAAGTGGAGTATTTTTGCATTATAATAACCTCCAAGTGTTTACAATTATGGATATACATGTATTTAAAGGATGGATGATTACAGACAAGACGTTTATAGACAAATTTAAATACATTACATGCTTGTTGGCAAATCATACGCGCGCAAATTGTTATGTTACTTCACAATTGATTGTGGCCAGTGCGATAGTATTGCCTTCGTATGAAGAAGCTTTGATGGTTTCAGACCGTTTACCTTATCCTATATATTGCATTACATTGATGGATGAAAAAGATACAAAGGTTAAGGGTAAGTATATATATAGTAAGAAAAACAATTCGGTACGATTTAGTATTAAACCAGATATCCAATGTGATATCTATTATTTACATACATTGGAAAATATATATGGTATTGCATTAATACCAGATTACAAGACAAGTGTCATGATGAACGGATTCTTTCGTAATGTAAAAGAAAACAATAATTTAGATTTAATTGAAGAAAGTGATGAAGAATGTGTGGATCCTATACCTTTGACTACATCCATTGTAATGGAATGTATATTTGACCGAAAATTTAAACGATGGAAACCGTTACGAAAATATAAAGGTACCCTCCCGCTTACAACCATACAAGAGATACACCGCATAGAAAAAATATAGCATTATAATATATGATTACTCCAATGGTATATTCTAATCCACACAATGTCACCGGTATGTATAGTGCAGGTAAGTTAACTACAAATACTTCGCCCAATTATAGCCAATATCCAAACCGATTACCATCTACAAACATGTATATAGCCGGTGCTAAAAAGATTAAGCCCCGCAAATCATTTCGTTCACGACGATATAAATACAATAAATCCACGAGTCGCAAAAAAATCCATAAAATGAAAAAAAATAAAAAGCAATATTTTTCAGGAGGTAATACACCCATTGCATTTGGATATGGTATGGATGGTTCCTCGTTATCCAGTACAGAGTCTATGTTAGCGAATCCTATACCCTATAAACCGTATTTTGCGTGCAATAAAGTATGATTGGTTTAAATGATTTCCAAGTCTGTGATTTTCCAATATTCGCTACCACCGTTGGGTATAGGTCTACGTATTATGAATGGAATCTTTTTTTCGTTTAATTCCATCAAAGCGATGGTATAACTTGAAATGACATTAGGAGGTACTTGAACAAACGATTCCGCTCCTTCGTCCAATTGTTTGGAACGAATCCCTAGTATTTTAGTCTTTTCAAATTTAGTAAGGATAGATATAGTATTATGAAGTGGGTCTATAACATCTCCATACTGATTTCGGGTTATCACAGACAATGCGCTGATTTCTTCATCGTTATGCATTTTGGTTTCTGGATGATATAAACTGATGTAGTCTGTAATGACATCTCTATCAAATTTTTGAAGGGTTTCTTCTTCACTGTCCGACGATTCCTCGGATGAATCTGGAAAGCCTGCCACGGGAAAGCCTGCCACGGAATGGTTCGTTACACTTAATTCTGCCTCTACCGAAGGCTCCTCTTCTAGTTGATCCTCGCTATCTTCCATCGTGTCATCTTCTATCGTTATATCTTCTTCTTCACTTTCACTCATCTTATAATTATAATATAAGATAATAAGTTTATATCAATTTTTTATTTATTGGTCGTTGGTTTTCCATGTTGTATCACAATGGGCGCACATATACACATATTTTATATTTACTTGATCATATCGTAAATAAATAATATCACTTTGACTGGTTGAACCTTTACACGTTTGGTTAGGACATTTAATTGTTTTGATATGGGGTAATGTGGGGTCAAATTTAGTATATTCATTTACTACATGAGTATATTTTTCATCCATACGTTTGATTTGTGTGTTCAAAATACATACATTTTTAGCATCAAACTCATTCGTTTCATGCCCACAATGTCTGCAATAATAAATTAAATTATTTTGCAAGTCGTCTTTAAGTTTAAGATAATACAGATTATCGCATTTGACACAAAAGTTCATTATAGTAGTACTATAGATGTTATTCTTAATATCCTTTCAATTTTTCTTTGTTAAAGTGTCATAGGTTTGATGCATTTTTTGTTCAAGTGCATCATAACTGATTTTACACGTTAATTTGTATACGCATGTACATATAACAGGCTCTGCAATGGATATAGATTCACGTAGTTTTTTTGAGTTTTTGTTAAGAATCTTCAATTTAGTATTAAAATGATTTATAAAGTCTTGTCTCGCAATCTGAATCAACGGATTAAACTCTTTAAGATAAGTTTCTTGGATTATCACGTCCAACATTGAAAGCGATATATTTTTATATTCAATGATAAATGTATATAATTCTTTTTCCTCGTGTAATTTACGTATACCAGGTTCATGTGAGAGGGGGTCCTCGGTTAAAATACTACGTAACGTGACAAGGATACTTGAAAGGGTTTGACACGCGGTCCATGGTTCTCCGTTCCATGTGTTGAGTATAGAGAGGCATACTTTTCCATTTTTATACATGTTTGGATGCATTCGTGTAAATCCATCGTTGGTACAAAATGTAAATACAGGCGGAGAATGTGGATAATCATATGAAAAATCAATTTTAAATAAATAATAACCGCCTTCATACGGAGTATGTTCGGGACCAATTATCATTGCATACCCTTTTAGTATTGAGGTATCGTCATGACTATAATATATTCCATCGATTGGGTCACGTTTTAATTGTTGTATATCCTTTACAATTCGTTTGGCTGTATCTTTTGTTACGATAGTCGTCATTATAAAATATATAATCTTATGTTTATATTAAAACTATATTTTTTATATATATTATCGTAAAAATTGAGATAAATATATAGACACAATAGTATACAATAACCATGACATCTAAACAGATGTCTACTTTGGATACATTTCTTAAATCGCATCCTACCAGTAAGGAGTGTCCGTTTACTCATACTAGAATTGGGGATGAGACGCTGAAAATTTACGGAGGGTCCTATTCCATGGATGACAAATATTATGATACATTTCTAGACGAATATTTCAAAAAGGTATTTGTAGATGGAAAATACGAATATATGACGGAGAAACAATTGGTAGAGAATGGACCACTCCTCGTTGATATTGATATTCATTATGAACCCTCTGTTACCCAACGACTACATAATGAGGATTATATCATGGATTTAATTGCAATCTATTTAGATAAAATGAATAAATATATAACGGCAGACAACGATACCGTTATAAATATTTTCGTATTGGAAAAAAAAAATGTTACCAGACTCGCAGATAAAACAAAAGATGGTATTCATATCATTTTTGGGTTACAAGTACACAAGGCGGTTCAAGTCATGATACGTGAAGACGTTGTAAAAGAAATTTCAAACGTCTGGGATGATTTGCCCATTGTAAATACTTGGGAACAAGTGATAGATGAAGGAGTTACAAAAGGACACGTGAACTGGCAAATGTACGGCTCAAGAAAACCGGGTAAAGAATCTTATTTGATTAGTAATCATTATACCTCTACTTATAAAGATAACGAATGGAGCAATCCGACCTTGCATAAAGACTTTGATACACGTAAATACATCAAACAGATGTGTGCCCGTTATACGGGAAATCCAAGTACAGTTGTAAAAGAAGAGGTTATGGAATCGTTTGAAAAGGCTAAATCCAATTTAATACATCGTACGATACGCAAGGTCGTGTCAAAAATAGACGTGAATGTAAAAACCATCCTACAGACCGGACAATTTTATACGATTAAAGATGAAAAAACATTGGACGCTATTTTAGAATATGTATTAGAATCCAGTAGAGCCGATTATAAACTACGAGAAACCCATGAATATACCATGGCCTTGCCTATTAGTTATTATGGTTCAGGAAGTTATGATAAATGGATACGTGTAGGTTGGGCACTCGCAAACACGCATCCTAATTTATTCCTGTCATGGTTAAAAATGTCTTGTCAACCAGAATGTAGGCATACCTTATCGTTTGGAGGTAAATTTGATTGGACGCGTTCCGTACAGGACATGTATGATTTATGGTCGGGGTTTGATTGTGCCGGAACAGATGGATTGTCCCACAGGTCCATCATGTATTGGTGTAAGCAAGATGCTTATCCCAAATATAAAGATATTGTAAAATCAACTTTAGATTATTATATTGATAGGACGGTGTATGGTATTCCAACCTCATCGGACAATGCTGGAACGATTGGAAAAGAACCAGCAACGGAGGTTGATTTGGCAAATGTGTTATATAACATCTTTAAGGATAAATATGTATGTGAAAGCATTAAACATAAACGATGGTATGAATACGTAAATCATAGATGGGTTGAGATTGATTCTGGAAGTACACTTCGTATAGGTATATCCAAAGAAATGTATCAAGAATATGTGATTCGTATCATGGAAATGACCAATAAGATACAAACGATGGAACAAAATGATAGTGGTTATGAATCGGCGCGTAAAAAAACTTATAAATTAACAGAAATTGCCATGATGTTAAAGAAAACCAAATCAAAAGATAACATTATGAGGGAGGCTTGTGAAAAATTTTATGATAAATATTTCTTAAATAAATTGGATACAAACCCATATTTATTATGTTTCAACAATGGGGTCATTGATTTCAAAGAAAATCGGTTTCGTCGTGGACAGCCTGACGATTATATTTCATATTGTACCAATATAGATTATATTACCATGAAAGAGACCGATCAAAGCATTGTATCTAGAATTCATACGTTTATGGAAGAACTATTTCCAAACCATGAACTTAAATGTTACATGTGGGAGCATCTTGCCTCTACTTTGATTGGAACGTTGGATAATCAAACGTTTAACATATATACAGGGTCAGGACGAAACGGTAAATCGTGTCTTGTGGATTTAATGTCCAAAGTATTAGGCGATTATAAAGGAACGGTTCCACATACATTGATTACTCAAAAACGTACAAGTATTGGAAGTACATCCTCCGAAGTAGTTGCGCTAAGAGGAAAACGATACGCGGTCATGCAAGAACCTTCCAAAGGCGACCGTATTAATGAAGGCGTCATGAAAGAGCTTACTGGAGGTGACCCTATTCAAGGTAGAGCATTGTTTAAAGACGTCGTTACCTTTATTCCTCAATTTAAATTAGTGGTCACCACCAATGTGTTATTTGATATTAAAAGCAACGACGATGGTACATGGCGCAGAATACGAGTATGTGATTTTAAATCCAAGTTTTTGGATACACCTTATCAAGATGAATTGCACTTTCCAAAAGAACAATACCCGTTTCAATTCAAATTAGATAAAAAGTTAAATGAATGTTTTGATACATGGGCCCCTATATTTGCAACGTTGCTTGTAGACATTGCCTTTCGTACCAAAGGCAACGTACAAGATTGTGCCATTGTAATGACCAGTAGCAATGAATATCGTGAAGGACAAGATTATTTGGCAGAATTTGCAAAAGACAAAATTACCAGAAGTAATGGTAATAGAATACAAAAACAAGAATTAAATGAAACATTTCGTGAATGGTATAAAATTAATTATGGGAATGGAGCTACCCCTCACGGCAAAGAACTTCACGAGTATATGGATAGACGATATGGCAGATATCGCCCAGGTGGGTGGTGTGATGTAAAAATTATATACGATGAAAAAGATTTAATTGAGATAAGTGAACCCTAGTTGGAAATATGATTATGTTATATATGAGTTTAAATACAATCTATTTTTTTATGCATATGGAAGGTGAAACAATTGGAATTGATTTAGGAACAACTTACTCGTGTGTAGGCGTATGGCAAAACGATAGAGTGGAAATCATTGCAAACGATCAAGGGAATCGCACAACACCGTCTTATGTTGCGTTTACTGAAACGGAACGCCTTGTTGGAGATGCTGCTAAAAATCAAGTCTCTATGAATCCAACCAATACCATTTTTGATGCAAAACGATTGATTGGACGCACTATGAATGATACGAGCGTACTACAAGATATGAAACATTGGCCGTTTCAAGTTGTACCTGGTAAAACCAATCAACCTACCATACAAGTGACGTATAAACATGAAGTCAAAGTATTTTCACCCGAAGAGATTTCTTCTATGATTTTAATTAAAATGAAAGAAATCTCAGAAGCATATCTAGGAAAAGAAGTCAAACATGCGGTTATAACCGTACCCGCTTATTTTACAGATAGTCAAAGACAATCCACAAAAGATGCCGGTATGATTGCGGGATTAAACGTGCTTCGTATTATCAACGAACCCACCGCCGCGGCATTGGCCTATGGATTGGATAAAAAAGAAGAACAAAATGTATTGATTTTTGATTTAGGAGGTGGTACATTTGACGTGAGTGTATTATCTATAGATGAAGGTATGTTTGAGGTAAAGGCCACTGCAGGAGATACTCATTTAGGGGGTGAAGATTTTGATAACCGTATGGTTGATTTCTGTCTTCAAGATATAAAACGTACTTACAAAAAGGAACTAGACAACCATCCGCGCGCATTACGACGTCTTAGAACCGCATGTGAACGAGCGAAACGTACTTTGTCTTCTTCGGTAATTGCGACGATTGAAATAGATTCGTTGATAGATGGTTTGGATTACACTACAACCATTAGTCGTGCGAAATTTGAAGATATGAATATGGATTATTTCCGTAAATGTATGGAACCCGTTGAAAAAGTCATTCGTGATAGCAAATTGTCTAAATCTCAAATACACGAAGTAGTATTGGTAGGTGGTTCAACCCGTATTCCAAAAGTTCAACAATTATTGTCGGACTTTTTTGGTGGAAAGGAATTATGTCGTAGTATAAATCCAGACGAGGCCGTTGCTTATGGAGCGACCGTTCAAGCGGCAATCTTAAGTGGACATCAAAACACGGAAGCATTGAAAGATTTATTATTGATTGATGTAACACCATTGTCGTTAGGATTAGAAACTTCGGGCGGCGTCATGACCAATATAATTCATCGTAATACAACTGTACCGGTTAAAAAAACTCAAGTGTTCTCAACGTATCAAGACAATCAACCCGGTGTAAATATTCAAGTATTTGAAGGAGAACGTGCTAAAACAAAAGATAATAATAAATTAGGGGAATTTGTATTGGAAGGTATTCCACCCATGCCTAGAGGACAACCACAAATAGAAGTATCCTTTGAAGTGGACGCAAACGGAATTCTTAAGGTAAGCGCCAAAGAGACCACGACTGGAAAAGAAATGCAAATTGAAATCAAAAACGACAAGGGACGTTTGACCGATGACGAGATTGAGAGAATGGTTCAAGAGGCTGAGAAATATAAATCGGAAGATTCAGAATTTAAATTAAACTTAAATTCAAAACATGACTATGAACAATCTTTGTTTCAATTAAAAACATCCATTGAATCTTCTTCTACACCAAACAAAGCGAACGACATGGCTATAATACAAGAACATATGGAATGGTTGAACACGCATCCAGAAGAGAATGCCTCGGTCTATAAAGAGAGACAAACACAACTACAGTCACGGATAAACAATACAATGCCTTCCGTTATTCCTGAAGAAACCGAAGATACGTCCATCACTGATATTGATTAAGGTATTCCTTTGAAAAAAGGGTTAATATTTTGTCTATATTTTTGTGATTCTCATATACAAACCATTTTTTATTATAACTATCCCAACTACCTCCTAACTGTTTTATTTCCTCCTTTTGAACAAAAGGAACTCTTACATAGATTTTTGTTTTAACCGATGTACAATGTTCTAAACCAACGGCTAAATTTGCTAATTTATCTGCATTGTCATTGCCAACCGAATGAATATCTGTATGATTGGTATGTGCTTTTATATGTCTAAATTGAATATTTAATTTACCCTTATACAATTCATACGCGGTTTTAACCAACTCTTTATTTGGTATATCTACATTCCAATATTTCTTATGGCATTTTTCACCATAAGAAGAAACACACCTTAAGGCATATTCGGAATCGCTTACAATTTCTATTTTTTTACATGTAATATCATTTTCTATAATAGAATAAACTTCAATAATAGCAGTCAATTCTGCTATATTGTTTGTTTGTTTTCCTTTTATCTTTTTTGAAACATTACGAGGATCGTTTATACCGAAAAATATACCTATTCCTGCAACGGCACCGTCTTTTCCATTCCTAGAACAAGCGCCATCTGTATAAACGTGATAGTCTGGAATAAAAGCAACCGAGTCATCTGTTTGTTTAATCGTATTAAAAAAGGATGTTATCATATAAAGGCATTATAGTAAAACATTTATATTTATTTGAAATAAATATAAAACTATGTTTATGTAAAAGGTGTACCTAGCTTCTTCCAAACGAGCGATTACGACGTTTAGATTGATTTCTAGACATATTTTTACCGACCATTCGTTGTAAACCAATCATTCCAAAAGGAACGGACGCTTGGGCTAACACGTTCATACTGCCTCCTCTCTTACGTTTCGTTTTTCTTCGTTTTTTACCACCCAAAGTCAAACCCATCATATTTCCGAAGGATGTCCCTCCTTTACGTCGTTTACGTCGTTTACCGCCTGTGGTTGTAGATGGAGTGCTGGATAACCCCATTTTATTACTTAAATCCGTCAAATACGAAGCCATACTATATACTATATAAAGATAATAAATTTAGAAGAGTTTAATTTTTACGCAACAATAATATAAATATTCCTAAATGTAAAATAAAACTTATCACTACAACTATAAGAGAAATATAAATATATGGATAAATGTCTATCAATATGATATCTATCAATGGTTTCATTACGTTTTTTAATTCTGTACGAACATCCTCTCGTTTCAGTACATCTATACATGACTTTGTAAATCTATTTTCCATACCTTCTAAATCTAAACAAATATTTATGTAATACTTTAATTATTTTTATAGGATGAACCATTAAATGGCTACATATAAAATAAATTCGGCATTTCCATTCCATGCACTAAAGTTAAATACTCCTTATTTACACAACGAACGATATCTATTCAAATTACAGGTTAACCACGCACCTGTATATGTACAATTTCCAATCGCATTTAGCACACAAGGCATTCGTATTATAAAACAAAAACATTTTTTAGATTTAAAATACGATACAGCGAATATGACGACTATCCAACCTTGGATGGACCTTCTCCAATCTAGATGTATTGAGTTAATCCATGAGCAAAATATAAATTTTTTCTCTAAAGAACTCTCTCAAACCGATTTAATGAGGATGATGACACCGATGGCACGTCCTTCTACCGATAACTATACTCTTATACGAGTTTCGTTGGACATGACGCATACTGGTGATTTATCCTGTATAATATACGATGAACATAAGAATATAATTCAAGATTATCGTACCATTACTAGTGAACATTCCTTTATTCCCTTATTGTTACTCGAAGGATTTACCATAACACCTACAAGTTTTACCATAAATATTAAGGTAATCCAAATGATGGTATATGAACCAGTTTCTAAAGATATAGTGTTTTTAATAGACACGAATGACCCTACCCGTTCGGATAGTATAGATGAAACATTTAGTGATAGTGAAGACATTTCCGTAGAAGATGACCAAAATATATTAAATGAAGTATCCCTTCCTATTTCTGACTCTAATGTTTTGGTATTAAAGAAAGCAACGGATGTATATTATGAACGGTATAAAGAAGCACTTATGGTTGCACGTAAATTAAAAAAAGAAGCAATGGATGCACACTTAAACGCAATCCAGATTAAGACATCCTATGAATTGGAAGATATAGAATTATCCGACCATGAAGAATAATGTAATTGTTATATATTTTTTTTCTCGTATCCTTATAATATGGTAGCTGTTGCAAAAAATGTGAATTTAAAGTATGTGTTTGGTTTGCTTGCGATTATAGTGATTGGTTTTCTTATCAAGTCCGTTTTAAATACTAAATCTGGAATGTCGTCTGGTATAAGAACAACTTCTATTCAAGGCGCATCGGGGGGAGGTTCAAGTGTGGCTCAACCTGCGGCACCCATGGGACAAAATGAACAATATCAAACCGTGGACGGAATACAAGGAACTACCAAAGGATTACCTTCTAGTTGTAACTCCCAACCTTTATTGAACGCCGAACAACTTCTTCCTAAAGATAATAATACTCAATTCCAACAATTAAATCCGCAAGGAGGTGGAGCATTAGAAAATATATCTTTGTTACAAGCAGGATATCATAATGGTATTGATACCATCGGTTCTTCGTTAAGAAACTCCAATTTACAAGTTCGTTCTGAACCTCCCAATCCAACCAGTAAAGTAAGTCCATGGATGAACTCTACGATTGAACCTGACCTTATGCGAACACCATTAGAACTTGGTTGTGGCACGCAGTAATTAAAAATATCACGATTATATATGAAATATCTTAATTATTTGATTATAGGAATGATATTTATTTCATTGCTTAAGATATATTCAGAATCCGATTACTTTAATTTAAAATGTATCATATCAGAGGTCGATAATAAAACCTATTGCGTAAGGGACCGTCATAAACTTTCATTGGCCGCAGATAAATTGGCAATTACAACACAAAATATGATTACACTTGTAAATACGTGTTATGAAAAATATCCCGACCGTGAAAATATACAACGATTGAAAAAAGGATTTAACCCTGTTAAAATACAAGAAACCTTGCCTACAAGCGAACATACTGCCTATAGTGAGAATAAAGGCGAAAAAATTGCCATTTGTTTAAATGAATATAAATACGATAATAATGATTTAATTGACAATAATACATTAATGTTTGTTGCCATACATGAACTGGCTCATGTTGCCTCCGTTAGTATTGGTCACACGGATGAATTTTGGAATAATTTCAAGTTTTTATTACAAGAAGCTGAAAAAATAAATATTTATAAACCAAAAGATTATAAAAAAGAACCTAAACAATATTGTGGCATGACCATTACAGATAATCCTTATTATGATTTTTAACATAATTTAATTGAATACATGATAAAGTCAAACATACGTGTTACAGATAACTAAAAATATCTCGTGTTAACGACATATTTTTAGCCATATATATATATATATGGCTAAAATGGCTAAAAAAATTGCATCCTTCGGTTCGATCCATACAGACACTTCTGAATCACGGAGAAATAATCGTATTGATGGGGCAGTTGGAGAATTCGGTATTAATTTAAATACGGTTAAGAAAGATTTAATTACGGTTAAGACTGCTTTACAAGGAAGATTAAACATAGAAGAACCAAAAACAAGTGCCTTACAAACATTAACCGCAACTCATACAACTGATATTGCTACGTTAGATACGAGGTTAGACATAGAAGAACCAAAAACAGCTGCTTTACAAACACTGACTTCAAGTCATTCAACTCAAATATCTTCAAATGATACTGATATAACGGCTTTACAAGGAAGATTAAACATAGAAGAACCAAAAACAAGTGCCTTACAAACATTAACCGCAACTCATACAACTGATATAACTGCTTTACAAGGAAGATTAAACATAGAAGAACCAAAAACAAGTGCTTTACAAACATTAACCGCAACTCATTCAACTCAAATATCTTCAAATGATACTGATATAACTGCTTTACAAGGAAGATTAAACATAGAAGAACCAAAAACAAGTGCTTTACAAACA